ATGGTGCAACTAATATTCTATGGTGCAAAAAATATGGGAACAATTACAAAGCGAGAAGACTCCAATGGCAAAGTACGATTTCGAGCGCAAGTACGTGTGCAGCGGAAAGATTTACCTGTGTTCCAAAAATCTAAGACATTTACCAAAGAATCATTAGCAAAAGAATGGATCAAAAAGCTAGAAGCAGAAATTCAAATTAACCCCGATATTTTAAACCCAGAAACTAAAACTGTGTCAAAAACTTTGGATCAATTCATAGAACGATATATCGAAGAAATTGGGAACGAATTTGCTGGGACGAAGAAGTCTGCACTAAAAAATATCTGCAACTATGATATTGCCCAAAAAGACGTGTACTCTCTTTCACGTCAAGACTTTTCAACTTTTGCAATTGAACGACGTAAAGGTAACCCAATGGAAATGCTCGATGGTGTTAGCCCATCGACTACATTAAAAGATCTTTCACACATCTCCAGTGTTCTTGGCCACGCCGAACTTGTTTGGGGTGAGAATGTTGTAAATGCCAAAAATGAATTATCTCAGGCAATCATCGGTTTAAAAAAAGCTCGTATCGTCACAAAATCAAAAGAGCGTGATCGGCTGATTACAACAGAAGAGCTTTTCACACTCACAAATCACTTTTATAAAGGCTGGAAGCGCGTCCGTAATGCCATTCCAATGCACTTAGTGATGTGGCTTGCAATTTATACTGGTCGCCGAGAAGGTGAACTGTGTGAAATGCGGCTTGAGGATTTTGATCGTAAAAACAATCAATGGAAGATCCGAGATGTTAAAAATCCTGATGGCTCCAAAGGCAATCATAAGTTTGCACATCTTGAGCCAAATGCCCTATTAGTCATTGATGAATTACTTGAACCATCAACGCGGAGACGAATGCTAGAACTTGGTTATAGTGACGAACTTTTACTACCTGTTAATGTTCAAACTGTTTCTGATTACTTTCGTAGAGCCTGCAGATTAAATAGCATTACAGATCTCAGGTTCCATGACTTACGACATGAAGCAGCAACTCGTTATGCTGAAGATGGATTTACCATCCCCCAGCTTCAAACGATTACTCTTCACTCATCCTGGGGAAGCTTAAAACGCTACGTAAATCTGAAAAAACGTGGAAAACGTATTGAGTATCAGGATGCTATTAAGTTTGCTAAAGAGCAATATGGCGAAAACTATTCAAAATTTGCACTTAAACAACGCTATGTATCGGCTGCTGATATTGCTGATGCAGAAGAAGTATATGCAGCGATTGAGTCACCAGATAATCTAAATACTGACTATCCTTTTGTTGAAGATCTACTAAAGAAATTCACAAAATCATTCAGGCCAACAAAAAGCGTGATTGATTCATATAAAGAGAAATCAAATATCCAGAATATTTTTTCATGGAATGAGCTGCAGCAGAGCTTTATTGTACCTTACATTCAAAATGCCTGGGAGAACTGGCTTTCAGAAAACTCTAATATTCCGTGGGATCTATTACCTGATGATGCAACACATTTTGGGATCAGAGGTTTAGATATTTTAAGGATAGACGACAATCGTATTCACAAGTGGGAACAAGGCATATCCACATGGATTGATATAACTCGCTATTATAGTTTCGACACAACAAACCTTATTCAAAGACCTTAATAATTTATATAGGATCAAGACATGCTACCTAAACACTTATCAGACCAAGGACTCACCCAAAAGTTAATTCCTGAACGCTTTATCCCTGAAAAACCAGAAGAACTAAAAGACAAAAATGTTGAATACATCTTTGATAGCTCAGATTCTTTCAACTTAACTTACGATGAATTAGTTGAAATCGTAAGTAAAGCCCGTAAAGCTGGACCAAGAATGGTTCCAGTTTTAGGTACGGTAAAATAAAGGCTTTTAAATTTTTTAAAGAGTTCATACACAATGTATGAACTCTTAATGATAGATCGACATTAGAATCAATTAACCCGCTCATACTTGAGGGTTTTCTGGTGGATCTATTAGTAATGGAATTTCAAAAGCATTATCTTGAAAATCCGTTAAAAACATTTTACATGCTGTACAGCGCTCAGCATACTTTAAGCAAACGTAGGAAATCCAAAGTGAAATTGCAGGCAAGGCAATCATTAAAAATATGCTTACCAGCATGCCGTTTTCATAATATTTTTCCATCCAATCAATATATTTATTCACCATGATAAATGGAATTAGACCAAGTGAAGCACAAACAAAATATCCAACAAGCCTAAAAAAAATCCCCCAATTAGTATATTTAGGTGTAAATCCTATAACTTCCCCTAATGAGTTTCTCTTTCTATTTAATAACCCCCTGATTTTGGCATATTCTCGTACCCAAAAATCAGCATTCTCATAATTAGAAAAATATTTTGCTTCATGATAAGTTAGATTATCGTTATTAAAGAGTGATTGAGCCATTCTATCTTTATAAAGTATAGGCTTTTTGTTCAGATCGCTGTTATCAAAATCTTCAGCCAGTTTCAGAAGCTCACTTCTTATTTCTCTACCATTTTTTAAATGTGCTAGCTTATTATTTAAATATGCAATGATTATTGGTAAACAAAAACCAGTAACTGCAGCAACAATTTTTAAAAAAATCTCTAACATATTTTATTCTTCAAAATACTTATGACAGCCCTGCATAAATTCTTCACTGGTTTTAAATTCGGAAAATGCTGGATCCTTAGCATACTCACATTGGCCTTTTAACTTCAACTGATTGTACTTAGCAAACATATAGCCAGAGTAACCGTCAGTTCCTTCTATATAGCCTGCCTTAACATCCTTATGAGTAGCTTGAAAGTGCAGTGCCCCAATAATGATTACAGTCGAAATGACCATGATGGTAATAACGTCTTGTGTAAATGTTGAAATTTTCAGAATCTTACTCATTTTTTATTCCTGTTTTTATAGTCTTGAATCATTTGTTTTGTTACATCTTCTTTATAGCAAAGAGTTTCATATCCCCCTGCTCTCGAATAAGCACTACGCTTCCCACAACGACTACCATTTCTAGCAGAATTATACGGGCAAGCACATGGGCCAGGATACGAGTCTATTGAATCCTGAATGATTTTTTCTTTAATCAGATCATCACTCACTGAATGTATTTTTTTCGCAGAAACTTCAGATGAGGTAAAGATGAGAACTGTAGCAAGCAAAAAGAGTATTTTTTTCATTGTATGCTCGACTTATAAAGAATCTTCTAACTTATAATATTATAAATTTTCATAATTTTTACATTTAATCCTATAAAGTTAATAAGGAAAAATCATGCAACTTTGCCATGGCGGAAAAACACTTGATAAGAAAATTACCGAATTAGTAACTGCTCATGAGAACCTTTCATTCGCTGTTGCTTGGGCAAGCACTGATACAATGGCATTCAATACTATCTATGAAAATAGAGAAAAAATTTCAAAGGCTGTTATAGGTACTCATTTCTATCAAACACATCCTGATGTAATTGATAAGTTTATTAACTCTGAAAAATGCCATTTTGTACTACAACCAGATGGAGTATTTCATCCAAAGGTCTTTCTATTTTGGTCTCAAAATTCTTGGGATCTTCTAATTGGTAGTGCCAATTTAACAAAGGGTGCTCTAACAACTAATACAGAACTTTTAGTTCATATAAATTCCAGTGATTCAACTAAGGAGTTCCGAGACGAAGTCGAACACACTATTTCAAGTTTTTGGGAACAAGGTAGTGTAGTTACTCGTCAAGAAGCTCAAAACTATAGAAACTTATGGAATACACAGAAGAATTATCTAGTCAGAGTATCTGGTAACTATAATAATGAATCAGATACTAATAAAGTAAAATCCCCTTTACTTTCAGATATCATGACAAAGTCATGGAGCGATCTTTTTACTGCTATCAAAAATGATCCATATCCTAATGGTTTTCAAAATCGCTGTGGCTTACTCAAGTTAAGCAAACAAACTTTTGAAACAAAGAAAATATTTAGCTATATGAGCAAAGATGAAAGATTAGTCATTTCAGGACTTCCTAATCAGCTTTATCCAGAAGCTGGTTGGTTTGGGAGTATGCGAGGATCAGGATCTTTTTTTCAGGCAATCAATCAAAATAATCAACAAATTTCAGATGCATTAGATGAGATCCCATTAGAAGGTGCAGTGACTATTGATCATTACAATGCTTATATTCAGAAGTTTGAAATTGCATATGAAAGAACTGGTATTGCTACAGCTACCAGATTACTTGCACTAAAACGACCAGATATCTTTATTTGTGTCGACGGTAAGAATAAAAAAAATCTGTGTAAGGATTTTGGAATATCTCAAAGCAAAATAAATTACGATACATATTGGAAAGAAATCATCTGTCGCATTATGGATTCAGTGTGGTGGAACTCTCCTAAACCAACCAATGAGATTGAGCAACAAGCTTGGAATGGGCGAGTAGCGATGCTAGATGTTTTATTTTATGACTAATAAAAATTCCTAAGCCCTCAATTAGAGGGCTTCTCTCCACTTGCTACAACGTCCCACGATTCCTCTAGTCGCTCTGTATCAATTTCGTGGCCATCAGCCGATTTTGCGATTTCTCCACCTGCTGTTGCCATTTCTTCGAGTACGAGATTGCAGGTTTTGGCGTACTCCGCAATGGCTTCGCTGGAAGCACTGGACATACGTTCGTTTGCACGACTGATTTGCTGTGACAGCCCGCGATTAGCCACATCAAGAGCACTAGCGGCAGCAGCCGCATCTTGTATTTTTTTACTCGCATCCTGTTCTACCTTTAAAAGTTTTTCAGCCCATTTTTGCTGTTGTGTAGCAACCGTAGTCTTTGCTGTTTCAATTGCTTCTTTTTGGTCTGCTTTGTACTGCTTTAATTCATCTTTGGCCTGATTCACCTTTGTTGCACATTTAGCATCAGCACTATTCAAGTCATTTGCCAAGCTGTTGCTCTGCCATGTTTGGAATACACCATAAAGTGCAAGGACAATGATCAAAGACCAACGCTTATTTGACATGATCCAAATAAAAACTTTGACTAGAAAATCCCAAATCACTTTTATAATTAAAAGAGCTGTTGTCATGTATTTGCTCCCAAGCATTTCTCCATACGGGCATGCTGACGATGCCAAACCCCAGCACAGCCACGATCTATACGACAATCAACTTTTTTCCCACCGACACGACTAAAGCGCCAGTTTTCCAATGATTTACAGGCTTGAATGTATTTCCCTTGTTTTAAGTTGCGTAACATCGCTGAAGATGTCCATGCAGGTGTCCCGAACTGGTATGAGAAGTCGGCATAGAGATCGTATTCATCTTGAGAAAGCTTTATACCCTGCAACGATTTGTTAAAGACTTTGGCATCACGTGCATAGTGTGCCGTTAAATATTCAATGCCTTGTTTTTGGGTAATTGGCTTGTCTGTAATTTTGATCTTTGAACCATCAGGTTTTAGGGTAGATCCAAATCCTTGTGTCACAACACGACCTGTATCGTAGTACGGCTTTGAACGCCATCCTTCATAGCCTGTTGTAAATAACACACCACTTGTACCAATAACAGATGTGAGTAAAACAGCAAATTTAGTCTTGTTTGACATCACACTCCCCTTTTTCTTTCATTACTTCAATTTCATGTAATTCTTGTGCTCGTTGGTCTGCTTTGTATTTGTAATACCAGGTTACGAGGAACCCGAAAAAACTCACGACTAGACCGCCTATTGCTGCCAAAATACTGATTAATAAACCAATATCTAAACCACCAACCGATGTAATTACCCCTGCTGCGCCACCTGCTACGGCAGTCTTTGCTGCTACTGCTGTCATGCTGGCAGCCGTATCAATTGCTTGTTGATCTGCCACGGTTTCCCCCGATTTCTGGCAATAAAAAAAACTCCACGTTTGAACGTAGAGTTTTATGGAGTAGTGAATATTTAGCGAGGCTTACAGGGGTTAGGACTTAATTGTCAAAAGCAAAACGTCCCTCATCTAAGATCTCATGATGTTTTTTCGGAATATAAACACCATTTTCAGAATGATTGATACGGCGCATACGGTTACGATAACTTTGCATCGCATTTGGCTTGGTGATACGGCGTGATGGATTCTTAGCATTAAAATTCTCAATATCTGCCCATACCTCAGATAATGTTTCTTCATCATCATTCATTTTGGCTCGAGAGAATTGTGCAAGTAGTTGAGAACGTCTAGCCTGTAATCGCTGATTCATCTGATAAATAGCGGATTTTCCTTCTGATGCAGTACGGACATCGGATGGAGAAAAGCCAAGTGTCTGACCTACAATTGCCATTGTTCCGACTTCATCCAAAATACTGATCCCTGTTTTATCTTGAGCACCTTCCATTTGGTAACGCATAGATTTTAAAGGTGATTTTAAAGCAACAGGCAACATATCTTCTAATCCACGCTCAAAATTGCCATCACTAATATTGTTCATGCCTTTTAAAATACCAGTCCCAATTCCTGCAACTGGTCCAAGTGCGCCAGCCATTGCTGATTCAGCCCAACGCTGTCCCTCTAGCCCTTCTTGTACATCGGGTAAAATCAGGCTACTGAGTCCAACACGCCCAGATATATCCCACGGCGTAGCACGTGATACCCCTTTAGCGATCATGTTCGATACTGTGTCACCAAACATATCCGCAAGCATATTGCGTAATGCAACCTCTGCATCCCACGGCTCATCATCACTGCCACCAATCATCGAGGCACCAGCCAATAGCATACCGACCAATGGTAAACCGAGTACACCCAATGCCAAGGCATGAGTCATCAATAGACCTGCCAAAGTTTTTCGTGCTTGCATCCGATCTTCGGGATTTTCGGCTTTAATTGCTTGATATGCTTGGCGTGTCAGTAAATAAACCATGTTCTGACCAAACTGTTTAAACAAGAAAACGACTTTGGCCACATTGCCTTGCATAAGACGTGGACGGTTACCCGAACTATAATCAAAATGGCTTTGATAGGTTACATCGGCTGCCTGATCGAAAGCCTCAGCATGACTTGCACCACTTTCTTTAGCCAAGCGATAACTTGCCATAAAGGTTGCAGATCGGTTAAAGCGTTCTGCATGATGGAATAGAAAACTTGCCCAACGCATAATCGGACGTAATTTCCACATCACACCACTATCTTCACCCTGAGCAATACCAGCTAAATCATGTGCTTGTGTTACATCAATCACACCACGGCTCACAGCTTCATTGTATGCCTGTAGCTCATCACCAGTGAGAACTTTGGACATATCATTCTTGGCTTTAACTGCTTCCTCAGAAGCTTTGATTAATGCCTGACTAGACTTTTTCAAATTCCATTTGGCAGCCATCACAGGCAATGTAACCAATGGTGTTTGCAATAAATTGACAACTGCTGATGCTGGAGATAAACCAAGATAATATAAAAAACCGACACTGGTGAGCGTACTTGAGAGTGGATTCGATTTTGGGTTCATCAAGTTTTCATGGCGCATGTTCATTTCATTAATGACACGTTGCGCGGTTGGCTGGTCATACTCAGGATTATCTTTGGCTTGTTCATCTGCATATTTCTGCATATCCGAGAGCTGCTCATCGAGCAGATCCGAGTAACGCAGTTTTGCAAGGTATCCTGCACCATGAAACATGTTCTGAGCGAAGGCACGACGAGCATCTTGGCTAAAGCCAGCAGTACCCTTACGATGAATGCCATGTTTTGCCCAAGATAAATCAGGTAAAGAAGCTAAATAAAGCTGTGCCAAAGTATCTTCCAACTGTGCTTTTTCACTGGCTGAAATGCCTAAATTATCCAACTCATTGTAAAGATTCGACATAAAGCCACGACCTACCATGTCACGGCTGGCATTGTAATCTTTATTTAAAACGACTTTATCGACTTTACTATTTGGGTACTTATTAATAAGTTCCTCACGTAAAGCCTGTGCTTCCGCCATCGTTTCGGCACGGCTCACACTTTCAACCTGATCCTTGGCATTCCGTACAATCACTACATATTTACCGAAACGTGCCAATGGGAAATACACGCCTTTCAATTTATGGAAAAAGTCTGCATCCATTTGTTGCAGTAATTCAGCCTTACGCTGATTGCCCATACTGGCACGAAGGATCCGTTCACGGATGGCATCACGGATATTCCGATGTTGCTTAGAGTAAGCATCACGTGCATCTGTGTAGATTTTCTGTGCTTCAGGAGTTAATCCTTCAAAACGCTGTCTTAGAGCAACATATTTCAGGTAGTTATCGCCATTTTGATGTAGTTTTGCAGGATCAATCTGTGCCAAAGTTGAATCATGCATCAATTCAGCCAAGGCTTGCTCATCACTCAATTTAGCCCATTCACGGACTAAGGTGTCGGCTTCGGCACCAGCATCATTTTTATCGGCATCCATTTGAGCAGCCAAGTTATTGTACTTGGTCAACTGCGGCAAAATCTTATGATAGATTTCAGTCAATTGACGGCGACCTAATGCCTGTAAACCAATGCCTAGCCAGTCTTTAAATGTGTATCCCATACGCTGTTGAATGGATTTCACAGATGCATTCTTAATACTTTCACTCAGTTTATTAAGTGACTCATTAATATCAAAATTACGGCTATAGAGTTTGTCATTTTCAGCTTTGGATTTCTCAAAGAAATTGACAACATCATCAGCGGTGAGTACACTTTGATCAGAAGCCTTACGGTCTACTACTCCCCGCAATTGGAGCGGGGGAAGCGTCAGACCAGTGAGGCTTTTCTTTTGATTAAAATAAATTACATTCCCTTTCTCATCTTGGTTTTTAATCCAAGTCACAAAGTTATTTTTACTATATACACTAGCAATTTCATTAAAATGATACTTACCTTTTCGCTTATCAAGATGAATTGCGGAAATGAATGGCTTTCCATCTGTATCCTGTAGATTTGTTACGATAACCAATCCACCTGCTGTATCTGATTCCAATACCATTACAGGATTGGTAATTTCACCAAATAGTTGTTTTGCTTGCTCTCTTGTTAATTGATGTGCAGAGTCCTGTTTACCATCAACACGCCCCATAATTTTTCTTAAAGTTTGTTTATCCAGTTCTAAAGGCAAATTCTGAATATTCAAACCTTCACGGACAGCATTTAAAGCAAGTAATACTGGTGGCATTTTCATCTGTACAGGCTGTGGATAGCTTTGTATAGACTCCGCCAATCGGTCAATTTCTTTAGCTATACGTTGCTGTTCTGACTCAGTTATTGAAAAAGCATCTGTAAATACAGGCGACTTGTCCTTTTCACTAAAGCTAATATTTTGCTGATCAGTATGGTTAGCAGACTTGTTGATCATGCGCTCAGCCAGTGCCACCATGTCATCCTGATTCAGATTGATATTCATACCAAGACGATCAAATAGCCATGCTTTTACATTTGAGATCAAGTTACCGATAAATGATTTCAGTGCTCCCTTCTGAATCGCATTTCTAATCTGCATGTGGCTGGCAAGTGATAGTAAGTAAGGGAGATATTCAAGCTTTTGAGTTTCAGGATCTGATTCACGCTCAGCCAGACGTTTTGCTTCAGTAAAAGCTGGATGACCACGGCGAACCATTTCATCAAACTGTTTCATTAAGTTTGCATATTGTTCCTGGTTCATCATGTTCTGAAAACCGCCATGACCACCTAACTCATGCAAGAATGTCGGAATGATGCTTTCATCTGTCAAAGCATCTGCAATTAAAGTGACTTTGCCATTTTGGTAAAACCCTTCGATTCCTTGCTGATCATAGGTTTCAAGAATTTCTAGTTTGCCTTGACGTTCAAGATCAGAAATTAATTTTTCACCATATTTTTCAACAAGCTTAGCGCGTACTTGATTTGTTGTAGTAGCTGTTCTACGTTGGTTGCTTGCTTCACGGCTATATAATTTTATATTTCCTTTCTCATCCTGTTGATATTCAATGGTACTGAACAAGTTATCAAAGGCTTCAATAATCGGAGATTCTTCATCAGGTTTGAGGTATGGATAACGGTCTTCATTCTTACCATCACGTTTCCATGCTTCCCAGTTTTTAACATTGGCAAGGTAATCATTGGACATACCATTTAATGCCATTTTGCTAATCACATAATTTTCAAATGACCTTGCGCCCATCTCAATAATACTGGACCAATACCCTTTCTCTGCACGATTGTCTAATGCACTGGCACGCTTTTTCATCGGAGAACCATTCAAGGTTTCTACCAAATTAGCAAATGCTTTTTCAACTACAGGGCGCACACCTTGTGGATGATTTGGATCTTTTTGCCAGTTTTCAGGGTTAAAGTATCCAGATTTTGGATTTTGCTTGTGTTTTCTTTGTAGTTCGGCATACGTTAGTCCCAAAGATACTTGTGTCTTATGCCGATACATGGCTTCAGGTTTATAAGTGATGTAATGATCTTCACGGCTAACCGACTTACTCTCACCACGTTGACGACTAAAATAATGATCCAAAGCATGAAACCATTCATGCGCCAACGACCCTGCACCTTGGGTTTTAGTAAGATTAATCACCACTTGGTTAGGCTCATAATGTGCCATTGCTCGACCACTACCACGAGCGCCGAATGCCAAACCTAACTCACCGTTTAAACTAATAGCCTTGGTTGGAATATTCAGTATTTCTGCTAAATCATGCAAAGCATCATAGGTTTCATTCAGCGATTGCTGCCTTTCTTGTTGATGTACCCAATTACCAAACTGTACTCCACGAAAGCCAAATGCATCCATGAAATCCTGATTGCTGGCATCACGTCCCTTACGCCAGTCTTTACCTGTGCGTCCGCTGTTCTCATGATTACGTATATCGCCTTTACCAACATTATCTTGAGCTTTAATGTCTTCCCAAGCTTGAGACAATATCTCAAGATTATTATGAATATATTGTCGTACCTCAGTTATAGGCGTATCAGATAAAAATTCTTTGAGAGGTCGCTTCTCTTTGTCCGCTTTACGTGTAATAAATCGAGAACCATCTACTTTACGGCGATAAATATAGAAATCTCGGGCTTCAAGCTTCGTTTTAACCTTAACTTTCGGTTGCTCAGAACCAAGTTTTTCCAGAATTTCTGCTTTGGTTACAGCATCAAGAATACTGCCAGTGGTAAACCTTAGTGTTTTGCCATCAATCTCAATGTTGGATTGTGGGATTGTGATTTTATGACCATCCTTGTCATATTGATATGCATAAGGATATTCAGAGACTTTGCCAACTCTTGACCATTGCTCAATAGGAACATCTTGCAACAGCATAACTTTATGAAAGCTGCTACTTAATATCTTATTGCTATCAGCTATGGTTGATAATTCATCAAGGCTCAGGTTACCAAATTTACTCACTGCATCTCTTGCAGCAATAACTTTGTTTACCCATGACTTAACCTTGTACGATACTCTTGGTTTAGATGGCAATTCACTACGCATCACAAAATTAAGTGCAGCACGGACCTTATTATCATCTTTTTTATAGGTATCCTTATCCCAAACTTTAGACAAAGGCTGTTGTGCAATATCATCTGCAGATGTTTCGGTAGATATACCAATCCCTATATCTTTTTTCGCTCCTTCAATCTTCTCACCAAAGTCTTGGATCACTTCTTTTAATTTTTGACTAGGCTTATTATTTTTATCTTCTGAAAGCTTTTGATTTTCTATTATTTTTGACTGAGTCGGCGATCTTGCATCAGGCTGGCTAGGTGTTTGTCCTTCTCCTGTTGTGCTGTTTTCTCCAGCATTTGAGTCATTAGCTCTCTCGCTTGTAAGGAGGTTTTGTTGCTGTTTACTTTTTTCTTGGTTAGAGAGTTTTTCATTTACGCCTCGAATCAGTTCTTGCCCTGTAAGTTCAGGTTCACCAAAAATATTTTCACCAGCTTTGGTTTCTGTCGCTAAATTAACATAGTATTTCAATGCACTCGCAACAGAATCTCGGCCACTGGCACGGTTGTAGTTTTCACCACGGAAAAATAAGCGGATAAAATCCTGAGTCACAGGATCAATCTCACCCTCAAAAATATCACCCTGCTCAATCACTTCTGAAATATGTGTATCAGTTACACGTGCATGGCGCACCAAATGCACTGCTTCAACCAAGTTAGGTGTCACATCAATACGGCGTGAGATTGTGCCATTTTCTGATTGTTCACGCATGAGCGCCCAATCACCCGATACATCAAGTAAAGCGTTACCAATCGCCTTAATATCGCTATCGGTATTTTCTAAAATTTCATGTAGTAAGCTTTCATCACTGTAGGCTTTATATAGTAAAGCCCCTTGAATGCGACGCACCCCATTTTGGGATAATGAGCCATCATCCAAGATCATATTACCAACTTCCGTATGACCAATAATCTGGGACATGAATTGACGGACGAAACCTAAGTTCTTTGAGAGTGTTAAATCACCACCCTGATATTGACTCAAGATTGCATCATCAAGTTTTGCTGCATCACTTTGGGCCTGTTCCGTAGCACTCAAGCTTAATGTATTCGATGTATTGGCTTCTTTAGTAAATGCCATGCGGTCTTGCATAGACATTGGAGTCATACGCTCACGTACCAATACAGGATGCTTCATTCCTGTGATGTCATGACCTTCGGATTTTAACCAGTTACGATAATGCTCTGCCTTACCTTGAGCATAAGCTTGAGTAATGGCCAAGGTACGACCATTGCCACTTTCAATAATGTTGTCACTCGATACAATTGGTGCACCATTAGATGCACTTGGGCTTTTACCTAATAGATTAGGTTTAAGATCATTGGCAATTGAATTGATTTGATGCAGTGATGCCAAGCGTGTACGGTCACGTGGTTGTAATTCTTGTGGGTAGGCTTCATTCACCGCACCTGCCGATGTATTAGAAGCAATTAAATCTGATGCTTCAACCACTTTAGGGCGTACCTGAAGATCACGACCTGCTGCCGTTGTAACGGTTTCAGTTTTATCATCAAACTCTGCTGAAGGTTTCGTAGTATCGCCTTCTTTCAACCATTGCTTAAAGCCATTCATGGTCATTGCACGAATGTGTCCAACATTCCAATTTTTATCGAAATTCGCTTGATATGCCTTGGTTGCCGTATCCTGATCATTAAAACCAAGCATGACCTTATGCTCATCAAACTTTCCAGTTTTCTGATCAATTTGGTCTACGATATATACATGCTGTGATTCCAGATCAGGGCCGATATAACTATCAACGTGATCACCGTCCGCCCCCATGGTCTTTTTAATATAGCCGTAGTGGTCAGTCATGGTATGCCGCCACTCTGTACCATCAGGACGTTGCCCTGTACGGTCAGATCCACGTGGGTTTTCAATCGAAATATCTAAGCCATGAAACTGGACATGCCCTTTCTTATAATTTCCAGCTTCCTTTTGTGCCTGTGTAGGTTCAGGTAGGTTATTTTCAGGGCTAGTTGCTGCTGCATGTGCCGAAACATCTAAATTATTCGCAGTAGATGCAGAAACATTTGCTTTTAATTCATTGATTTGCTTTCTTAGCTTGGCTTTCTGGATGACATTTTTTTCATTGGAAAGCTGATTCTCTAATGCGCTTATTTGATCTTGAGGATCATATACTGTCTGACTAGCAGCTTGATCCATAGATTGGTGAGCATCACCCAAAGCCGCTTGGCTTTCACTTGTTGCTGAAATTGCTGTCTTACTATTTTGTAGATTGTCTTGCGTGGATTTTGAAACATTATTATTTGTTCCTTCTAAGAAATTATTAAAATCAATCAATGAACTTGGGTATTCACGTTGTTCTACACGTCCTGTTTTGGCACTGGTGAGCTTTACAATCGCTTTATCACCCGAAGCATCAGGCCCGACCTGAACATCGCTAAATGAAGGGGAATTTTTGTAGTAGATAAGATCTGTTGCAGATCCTTTACCAGTTAAAGATGCTTTGGGATCTTCTAAGGTAGATTTATCGCCCTGATATTGCTGAACAGCTTGTTTAGCAACATCTTGGGCATAGCCCACTGAACCCACAGCTTGATTACTACTGAAGATTGGTTTTACTGTAGCTGGAGTGGCAGATTCATTTTGTTTAGGTGTGATTTCAAAGCGTGATTTATCTGCTTGAGTAATCTGATAATCATTACCAAGTTTTTTCTTATCAATAAATGCTTGTGCTTTTTCTTGGCTACCAAACCATTTGTTTTGACCATCTGAACCTAAAATTGGCTCTGCAATTTTTGTTGGTGCTGTCGTTGCTGCACTTGTTTCAGTGCTTCCGACCATTGTATTCGCTGTATTGGTGTCATGCTGTTGAGGAAGTGATTTGCCTCTATCGTCAGTTTGTGCATTTCCTTGCTGTACTGCTGCATCTGTAAAGCCTGTTGCAAAGGGTTTTTCATTATTTTGAGTCCCCATTAGTTCTCGGTAATCATTCGGCACTACATTACCAAGTGGAGTAGTGGCTTGATCTTGCGTTTGCAGCTCTTGTGTAAAACCTGTTTGCAATGCTGGTGAAGCACCAGAATCCACTGCCAAAGCTGCTGCCGATGACATGGGACCATCATTTGGATTAATGCCCATTTGCTCCGATGGTTTTTGTGGTGCATTTAAATATGTGCCATTTGGCGCAGGTGGTGTATTCGGTCCATTCGGTGGAGTATTAGAAGGGTTTGTATCTGCAAAACTATCAGGTGCACCAAAATTAGAATTATTATTGTTATTTCCTAATAAATTTTCTGCATCAGTAGATTGTTGATCATAGGTATAGGCTTCGCGTTGTGGATTATTTTGTGATGGCATATCTTGGCGTGGAATATACTCGCCATCAATTGCCTGATCTCGCATACCAAGCTGAGGAATATCAGAATTTTGAGTCTGGCCAGAATTTCCCTGTTCAACAGAATCAGAATGATTACTATGTCCACCATGCATAGGGCCAGCCGCAGCACCCATTGCCATACCTGCCAATGTACCCATGACTGCAGCATCTTCAATGCCATCACTCCAAGGTTTGCTTAGAGCTAAATTTTGTAGGATCTGCTCAGATACAGACTGCGGTAATTCTTCTAATAAGCCTTCATGTAATGCACCTTCAATAATTTTACGAGGTACTGATTTGGCTGGCATACTTGCAATTTCACTGGCAACATCAGTTGCACCAGCACGTCCACTTGCTAAGAGAGTATTAGCATCACCGATACCCAGCTTTTGAGCTACTCGCCCACCAGCCAAACTGAATAAACTTCCTAATGCACCAGTACCAACAGAAGCTAAGCTTTGATTTGCCGTAAGGTTCCCATCTACCGTATTTTGGCGGATCTGTTCAGCTTGTGAACCAGCCATTGAAAGACCTTCACCAACCGCACCAGCAACTACAGGGTTGGCAATACCTGTCGCTCGGCCCATTGCACCACTGGCTAGAATAGATGGAACAGACTCAACAACGGAGTTAGCGATTAAAGATGGATTCTTTAGAGCAACCTTAGTCTTATCAACGACCTTATCAACCCAATTCCCATCCTTACCTGCATCAGAAAACTGCTGCTGTTGTGCTTTATACTGATCGGTATGTAGGTTGCTTAAAGCCTGTTTCGCCTCATTTGGGCGGAAACCAATTGCACCATCTTTATTTTCTAAGGTTTTTCCGACAGCACCATAGGACATGGTATCCATGATACCAACCACTGACTCAGGTACAGCGATAGCACCCTTTAATGCAGATACCCCCAAATCTTTAGCTTGTCCAAGAAAGCCTTTTTTTGCTTTTGTTTCACTTAATGGGGGAGAAATTTCTCCTTTATCCCAATTGATCTGATTGGGTTCTTGTATATTTCCTTTTTCCCAATCGATGTTTTGATTCGACATGACATACTCCTACTAGGTATGTCATCTATAATTCTTATTTTGGTATTAAAGGTCATGCCTTAGAGGGGGTTGAAACAATCCACCCTGCACATTATCATAATATTACTTCCCATAATATATAGAAAATACAAACAATCTAATGAATAAGCCTATACTTTTAAATATTTTTTTCTTAATAATCGCAATCCAATCACCTCATATTTTTGCTCAAGATTTTTATAAATGGATAGGTAAAAATGGAACAACCAACTACACAAAAACACCTCCACCACAAGGTGCAAGACGTGTAGAAACAGTAAAAACATATAGTTCAAAACAGAAATCGGTAGTTTTTAATCAAAATTATAGTTACAGTCAAGTTAATACCTATAATAAAAATTATAAGCAGCTAAACAATTCTGATCGCAACATTACATCAAGAGAACGGACACGATCCGCTGAACAAGAAGCCATTATACGTAAAGCTATAGCTGTAGCATTATTAGCAGAGACTCAGTAGATATGAATATCCTGATCTATATCAAGACATAAAGAAGCTATACTTTTTTAACTAAAATAGCATCAATTGATCTATTGCCTGTTTTTGATTCTCGATGTGGTTTAACTTTTATTCCTAAAATCAAGCTATTATCATCTAAAAAATCATTTAACTCATCAAATTCACTCGGTGTATAGTCCTCAAAGAATTTCACACCATTTGAATGTAAAGCATCTAACTCTGCAAAAATCATTTCGTAGTTGATCACTAGCTTATCTCTTATTATCTGGATATATCATCTTCACAAGATCATCACTATTATTCAATATACAAGCTAAAGATAAACGACAATATGTGTCGTTTATCTTTATATAAATTATTCCTTATTGAGGGTTCCATTTTGTACCATCCCAAACGGCTATTTTATCCCCTACTTTCGAGATAGTCCCAACAGCTCTTCCAGATGATGGGTTATTCCCAGTATTCACATATTGCTGTGTCTTAGTATCAAACAATCTTTGTGGTTGAGTGAGTGTCCCTTGCGCCTTATCGTCCCACTGTTGTCCACCACCAACAGTAATAAAACGATCTTTACCAGAAACTGATTGATCACCGCCGCCTGAATAACGCTGGATCTTCTGCATAATTGACTGGCGATCTTGATCGGTTTTCGCTGCATCATATTGATTTTGTAATGACTCTATTCGAGCAGCATTTCGGATACCAAAGCCTTCCTTAGTTTCAGTTAAATTCATTTGACGATTTTTTAAGCCATAATCTGCATTAAATTTCTGTGAATCTTGCGCCAAACCAGCAAAGTAACGATTATTTTGTCCTCCTTCTTGCAGATCTGCACGGTAGTTAGCACCCGACTGCCCCATTGCTTCACGCTGTAATGCTGCTGCATTATTCGCATCAGTCTTATAAACATCGTTGGCGCGATTATCATAGCCATTTTGCAATTCTACGATTTGATTCCGTTGGCTTGCTGTTAACCCTCTTGATCCTTGTATTGGTTGACTTACATCATCAATTCTCTTTTGCAATGTATCAGCAGCTTGACCACTATTTCCCAAACTATAAACACGTGCACCAAATCCACCGCCATTGCCAACAGAAGCTTCACGCTGTGCAATTGCATTTTGAATCTGTTGTTCACTTGGTCCCATTTCACGAGTATTGGCAAACATATTGGCAACACCACGCGGATCATTAATCGGTTTTACATTGGCAAAGCCACTTGTAGCCATTTCAGCGACTCCATTTGCATGTGCCTGAGCTGCTGCATTTGGATTCGCGTAGCTAAAACTATTCCCTTTTTGTTTGATGGCATAAGGATCTGCATTTTGCTGTACTGCAGGTTGAGTTTGTACTGGTGCTGCTTGTGTCTTTGGTGCTGCTGAAGTATTTCCACCAAATGGGTTATTTATAGTTTGTGACTTATTGTTTTGTTGTTGGTTAAATGCTGGTTGTGCTGCATTGGCTTCTTGAGCAATACGTTGTTTATCTGCATAAAAATGCCCTGCTTGACCAAATGTCATAGCATTTCCTAAGTCTGATGCATACCCCAAAGCACGTACCCCAAAATCTTTAGCAAACCCTTTCATGGTACCTAAATCTTCTGGTGACTGATCACCTAAACCAAAGCGTTCTCGATATTGCTCGCTTGGTGTAGCAGCATTAGCAAATAATGCTGATGCTGCGCCTAAATACCCAACCCCTTTAGCCATACGTCCATTTGCTAGATCACGTGCTGATGATGCCATATTTGAAATACGTGCACCAAATCCACTACCACCTTGTTGTGGCGCGGCAGAGGTATTTGCTGTTGGTGTAGATGATGCAGCAGTATTTGTATTTACTGCTGGTAATTGTCGTTCAATAGGCGTGACATCACGCATTTGAGGACCATTTAAGCGATTTTGTTGAGCACGGCGAATGTCATCAGCCGATGGGTATGGACTGGATGGTACAACACCGCCATTCGCAAAAAACAGTTCTGGCTTTAAACCAAATCCTTGCTGATCTGGAACATTGGTATGTGTTGCATTCTTCATTTGGTTTAACACTTGTACACCAATGGCATGTACCTGTTTTGGTGTTAATTCAAACTCACCATTGCTAACATTAACTGGAATCCCTTTACCTTTACCTTTACCCTTTGGCATACCTTTAGCCATAGGCATCATTTCGCCTTCAGCTATATCATCAGCTTTCATTTCTGATTTTTCATCAGCTAAGCTTTCTTTTGATTCTTCTGCTTTAGGTTCACCTATTTCTTTTAAGACATCTTCACCAATATCATTAGTTGAGTCGGCTGGCATGATGTAGCTGCCTGCTGGAACCTGTTTTTTAATATCATCAGAAGTGCCTGTTCCAGTACCTTTAATCAGTCCTGATCCATCTTTCTTAGAACGCTTTAAACCATACATGAGTAATCACCAAAAATTGCAATATCATGTATGGTTTAGTTTTTATGCTTTTTTCTCCAGCCTTACAGGGATTAGTAACTGTAGTTATAACTGGTACTCGTACTGGTACTGTTACTATTACTGTCATTAATTGATCCACTACCGCTAATACTGGCTGAAACATGCATGGCTGACATTGCACCTGAAGCAAGTTGTGCATGTACCTGACCTGTTGCTTTTACTGCTTCAATCGCCAGCTGCGCTTTTTGAATGGCGTTTTGCATCTTAGCTTCATATTCCTTGAGCATCATTTCAGCATAAGCAATATTAGTACGGACGTTCATATCCATATACCGTGCCTGTGTTTCGGAGTTTGCGATTTGCGTACGCAAATTCATATCAACATATCGAGCATGTGTTTCAGCATACGCAATATTTGTCCTAGCATTCATATCAGCATAACGTGCTTGCATATCAGCATTGGCAATATTAGTACGCATCTTCATATCGATATACTTGTTATAGACATCTGAATTTGCAACAGTAGTGCGTAATGCAAGATCTGCATAGCGTTGATGGGCTTCTGATACCGCAATCGCAGTACGTGATTTCATATCCGCAAAACGTGCCAAAGTATCTGTATTTGCAATACCAATACGCATACGCATTTCAGCGTACTTAGCTTGGGCATCGGCATAAGCAATTTTAGTACGCGATGAGGAATCAATAGCACTCGCCTGAGTGCTCAGTTTTGTGGTTTCTACACTGGCTTTCGCTTTGAATGCTTCAACCTGTGCATTAAAAACTGCTGTCTGATTCTGTGCTTCACTCATCTTCGCATCAATGCCAGTTTTATATGCCTCAATATTGGCTTGATACTCAGATAGGCGAATCTTTGCAGCTTCCATGCGTAGATCTGCTTCTTTACTCTTAATATTAGCTTTGGTTGAAACACCTTCAACCGTTGAAGCATACATACGCGCCAGTGAATCATACATTCCTGCTTTGGTCGCTTCTGCTTTGACCTGTGAATCATATGCATCGATCTTGAGTTTTTCACTGTTGACCTGTTCAGAATATGCCTGAACTTCAGTTTTATAGGCATCAAACTTCGATTGAATCAAAGCCGCCTTAGCAGTTTGCCCCTGTACCAATGCTTTATAAATCTCAATATTCGATTGTACGGCTTCGATTTTTGCTTTAAAGACATCCACTTTTTGTTGATTAATCTGACCAATCACGGACTGTGCATCGAGCATCGTTTTATACGCCGTGATCTTAGAAATTGTTCCTTCAATTTTGGTTTTATAGACATTAATCAACGACTCAAACGCCGTATTCTGTGCATTGAATAGACTGATCTGAGCATTCAAAATGCTGATCTTGCTATCAATCTGAAACTTGGCCAACTGCATGATATTCCCAACATATGCCAGCCATAGATCTTGTTTCATTTTTTCCAAGGCAATGCCTTGTTCTGTCAGAAAACGGATATGTTCAAGCTGCTTGTCAAAAGCCTGAATCATGATGTCACGATTCAACTCAGCCGCTTTCAAACGACCTTGCTCACGGATTACGGCGATCTGTTTATCTAATGCACCTTGCGGCAATGAAAAACCACGGCTTGCCCATGTTTCAGTGATTTCCTGAACCGACTTTTCAGTTTCAGCATTATCACGTTCTCGCGCCCGGTTAAATAGCGCGTCTTCCACCGCTTGTGGCAAGCCTAAACCGACGTGGGAACCTTCTAACCATTGGCGGATCTCAAGCACTAATGGCTTAATAGCATTGTCCACGTTTGCCTTGTAATAATCCTGAGTCACTACCCCTTTAGCATCTGCCAAGATTAAATCCAAGTTGTCAGGCATCGTGACATTAAAAACTGGTGCAGTTCCTTCAAAAATTGGTACTTCTTCATACTTGAATGTTGGTAGGTTGACCTTTTCCAAGACACCCATATCAGGCAATACCACCTGTGGCACATCAGGAATGACCACATCATCTTTAATGACTGGACGAAGTGGTAAATCAAACTGCGTTAATGCTGGTGCTGTTGGTAAATTTAAGATTGGAAATGCTGGTGCATCAGGTATATCAAAATCACTTAAATCTAACGATGTCAGCAAGTTATCTAAATTAACTTTGTCAGGTAAATTACCAGTATCAATGTTACCAACGACTAGATTTGGTAATGTTGGTAAATTAATCGTGGTATCAAGGTTTGGGATTTGGCTTACATCTAAGAATGCTGGTGTGCTTAGATCATTCGTCAGTATGGGTGCATCAGGAATGGTAATATTTAAGCCATCAAATGTTGGTGCTGACATATCCTTTGGCTGCTGAATATCAACACTAATGTTTGGTACAGTAGGAAGATTGGCATTCAGATCAGGAATAGGAATACTTGGCATCGGTGTAAAGTTGCTACTACTTGGCGTAGGTAGATTTTGAGGTTCAGCAACAGCATCAACCTGAATATTGGTTAATTGTGCTAATACTTTCGATACTTCTGCGGTAAATCCATTGGATAATTGTTCAAAATAAGCCATCTTATCTTGAACTTGAGTAATTGACTCCTGATATGCATTTTGATATTTACTATCTGCCATGACTTATACTCTCCGCTTGGTTGCAGCAAGATCAATGTTTAAGTCATTGATATAACCATGCTCACCACTGATATTAATTTCAAAACTAAAATGACGGCCACGCAAGCCACGCCCAAAGAGCACTCGCCCATTGGTTAAATAGTCTGCTTTTTCTGAAGGTAAAGAATAAAAATAGGTCTGCTTTGACCCTGTTTGAGTTGTACCAACCCCAACTTGAAGCTGTGTTGTAGTACCTGATAATTCATATTCAAGGTAGGCTGCAACAGGATGCACCAATTGACCACGCCCTAAATCAATCTTGCCTGTGACCAATTTACCTTGTACTGGCATCTGTGCATCCAAACGATACACACCATCATCAGCCACGCCATACAGCACACCGTCAATCACTGCTAGATCTCGATAGTTATATGCGTCATAACGGCTCATTGCCCAAGTATCAGCATTGGCAGTCCACGCATAACCATCTGTTGGCTGGTTTAAGAGAAGATCATCAATAAAGACATAATCTTGAAGATGTTGCTTTGCTGTTAAACTGCCTTTGGCCACATCACAAATGATCAGTTTATCTGTAATATGTTGTGAGAAAGTAATTGATGATTGAAGCTTATCTGTAATCGCAATACGCTCATTAATATGCTCAATAAGTTGCACATATTCAGTCGTTCTATCGGCAACTTGTAGTACATCACTGATAGTATCTAACTGAACAAGCATACTTTTATCAGCTATATGAGCCTTATCTGTGATCAAGACTTGTGCCTGTTTAAAGCTTCTGTCATGGTCAGTAACATGTACTTGATCAACTATCATTGTGCGGTTCTTATCAATGATAGTATCCGTAGCGGTCAAATGATCAGTAATGACATCGGAACGACTTAAATGGTCAGTTATGCTATCTACAATAGAACATTGCTCTATAGCGAACTGAGTGCGATTAACCACCTGTATCACTTGATCAGCAATGACACATTGCTCCCTAACGACTTCAGTATGATTAATCGTTTGATTTAAATGATCACTAATCCTGAAACTATCTTCGACAAGTTGTAATATGCTGTGTGTGGCATTCTCAGAAATATGAACTGACTCTATAACAAAATCATTATTCTCAGTTGAAGAATTATTATCATCACTTTTAAAATTAAAATTGATTAAATCTTTAGAAGTTAAAGAAATATTCGCTATTTCTGGAAATTTAAAATTCAGTAGGTTTATATCATTAATTTTAAAATTAAATTTGATTAAATCTTTAGAGGTTAAAGAGGTATTTGCTATTTCTAAAAATTTAAAATTAAGCAAATCTGAATCATTATATTCACTCATTGATCACTCCAATAAATTGCTGATTTGTATTATCAGCAGAAAAAGCGGTTACATCTTGTGATTTAAATACATTGGATGATTTTCCAAGTCTAATACTGGCATATGATTTAGTTCCAAAGACAACCCTACAGCTATCAACATAATATTTACCGTTTTCATTCTCAAAAATGTCGCCTGAATCACCCTCTTTATATGCAATCTGACTTGCAACACCTAAAGTGTCACCACGAACGGTATATTTTTTAGGAGAGTATGTGGCACTTATAGGTACGTTTTTATAGTCACTTGTAGGTGGCTTATAACCATCCATCGTATAAGGAACTAATTCAACTTCATCACCAACTTCTGCCAATGGTCCACCCGATGTATAATTTTTATTACCACTGTCACCCAATCCACTCACTACAGCCTTATTACCAACTGTTCTAAATGAATATGTATAACGATCAGACATTTCTTGAGTTGCTGTTATATACCCGATGCTCTCTCCACGCTCTCTCTCCATTTTCTGATGAACAAAACTATTTCGATCAAAATAAGGAATAAGTATGGTAGATGCTTGGCTAAAGCTTTGATGTGATGTGATATATAGCTTTGGTTTAAACTGATATCTTTTATTGAAGCCATCTGACACAACCAACTGAATCTCGCCAGGAACAAGATTACATATTTTTTCAAATTGCGGTTGAATTGATCTAAAATCAAAATCTGTCGTATAAAAAAGCCCAACTTGATATGACCAACCATAAGTTGTTGTCTTTTCAAAGGGAATATGTAGTTTTGTATAGCCTTCAACCATATCAGGTATAGGCCATGCCACTGGCTTTTGGAATAAAGACCAGTCAACGGCATATCTTATGACTTTTAAAGTATTGCCAACATAGTAGCCATACATGATGGTATTGCAGTTTTTTCTTTTATCAGAACCAGTAGGTCCACTAAAATCAAAGTATTTAAAAGGTACGTTACTATCGCTTGGATCAGGAAATGCAATCAATGCACTACTGTTTTCATGGGAATAATTATTTCCATATTCTACATAATCACTACCATACAAACTATTATTACCATCTGATATTCGTGGAATTCTAATTGCCGTACTGCCATAGAAATCGATTGAGTAGTCATAATATAGAAACCCTTTATCAACCATCGTGATATCTGCAACATGGTTTGCTATAGGTTGAAGTTCTAAGTCATTCCAAAATGTAATTTCATTATCTACAGAAATTATTTCTAAATTCGCTCTCTCTATTACGATGTCAAGCGATGCTCTCAATTTGTAGAATATTGGCTTTGCTTGTATTGAATCATCTTTTAAAAGATATAAAGCTGCTTGTAGATTATTTAAATATTCTGAAACCTTAGCAACATCATCACCAGTAATAGTTACTTGTTCAGCCCAACCAAACTTAGATAAAGTAGGCTTTAATGAAATATTGATATGATAAGAATAACCGACCTTATATCCATCTTCTATATTGTAGCAGGTGTTAAAACATTCACTTCCTTGTTTATTGAATGACCATCCACAAGCATCACTGTACGCACTATTTTTATAAAAATCATCTGTATCACATAGTCTTATAATGACACCTGCTCTACGCCATGCTTCAAATTCTTTTTCATCAGTAGGGAAAGATTCCCCACTTGGTAATGCTCCAAATCTATCTAAAATTGTAATTAATTCAGTATCACCCTTATCAAAAATATAATGTTTAAATGCTTTTGTTGCAGTCGCAGGGATAATAGGAAATGGCATTGCATATAAACCATCCTTAGATACTTGTAATAACCACGGCGACTCATCTGTATCAAATCCTACGGCATGAGTTTTAGAAAATTTATAATCATATTGGTATTTCCCTGATGCAATTGGAAAACCCTTATATGCTGGCATTCTTACACCATTAAGTTCTTTTTTTATATCATTCAAAATACTATTGGGTAAAAACATCTGAATATCTTCAAGGGTTTTATCCTTAAAGTTAGTTTTCTTTGGCTGCTTTCCATACCCACCTACAATTTGCATAACTTCAGCCATTGCCCCACTATACCAAGTTGGGCGCTGTAACTGGTACTGTATCGATGCTCGTTCAAATTCAGGCACGATATCTTTATTTATACCGATATTAAATCTATTGAGTTCAATTTGTTGTTTTGGTAGTTCAGCATCATCACTGTAATGGACAAGTCGTTTTCGAGTTAATGAACTGATTTTTAGTGATACTTTATTTCCATTTACTAACTCATTATTAATACTTCCACAAAACAGCATAGGGATATCTAGTTTTATAATCTCATCTAATTTTTCATCCGTATCACTCGGATTTTTATAAATAATAACTTTAAATATTCCACCCATATATTGCACGATAAAACGCCCACCATTTGGTAGGTCATAATATCTACGCATACTTTCAAGTTCTGATACTCGTTTGAAGTTCAAAAAACGGCGAACGACTGCATCAACATAAAGGCTATCTTGAGCAGTCAGTTTTCCGCCACCTTCAACAACAAGACCATGTGGCTGAGGACTATACATCGCTAAACTGTGAGATCTAACTCATAACCAATTTGGTAAACATCACCATTTTGGAAAGTACGAGACGCTGCATATTTCGTTGCAGATACCAACACACCACTTGTACCACCACGTGTACTATTGGTTAATAGTGCTGCACCTGTGACGTTTAAAGTTGCTGCTGTTGCAATCGTTAAAGATGCTGTTGCTGCCATATTGCTAATTGAACCACTTGAAGCTTCACTTGGTGTCCATACAGGACGTTTGGCATTGGTATAGCCTTCAGTTAGGCTGATAATTTCGGATGCAACTGATGGAAAATTTTCGGCTGTCCAGTTGGCTGCTGGTGCTGCTGCCCCACTAAACAGCGCCAAGTAATAACCTGCAGGTTTAGCAGTATTACCTAAAGCAACATTTAAAATATGAGCTAAACCTTCATTGACAACAATGTTTAATGTATATGACCATTCACCGTCATTGATGCGATCAAAGTATTTACCTTTAACCTGAATGCCTTGTCGTGGGAAATAAAGTCCATTTTCTGTAACATCATAAAGGTCTTTATCTAAAGATTTCTGAAGTTCTTTGCGTAGTCCGTACTTCATATTCGCAACCTAAGTCAGCAATAAAATTGCCCTTAGGTTACTGTAGTTATAATTCTTCTCCCTAGCCTTACAGACCTACTGAGTTTTGCAGTAATTCCCTGAAGCTTTCCAGCATGGTATTGGGTGATCTGCCCTGTTGCTGTACCCAAAACAAACCCATTCTCAGCAAGCCATAGCGCACAGTTGGCATTCTGAGAAACATCATCCCCAACTAAGTCAGCATCCACTAAAATACAGCTATCATAAATTGGGGCTTGAGTTGATTTTCGGGTATAAGTCATATCCTTGGGTTGAGATCCTGTCAGAAATACAACATGGTCCGTTTGCCCTACCCAAATTCCACCATCTACTGGCTGGATGAAGGTAATCCGCTGCGGCATCATCATATAACCATGACGTTCATCATAGAGGTGATATGCCATGGGTTCAGAAAACTTAATTACATTTCGATCTGCGGTAATCAGGCGACCATTCCAATACTTCATAAACTTACCACTTGGCATAGGTGATAAGTGCTGAAACTGTGCCATTTTCCCTAATCGGCTAATCTCATGGATAGATACTTGGTTGGTCGATACTGGATAAGTCCCAAACTTGTATAACTCTCCGCCATTACGCTGTGTCACATAGATAGCAACGTCTGTCACAGTATCATCAAGGCAAAAAGGCAAAGTAACATTGATGCTCAAGTCATTGGTCTGGTCATAATCACTCTGGCCAGATAATTCGATATGAGTCATTGCTGATACTGCTGATTCAACGCCATTGCGTAACCAGGAGATAGCGACACCGTATTGACCTGTTTTAAGCGTACCATTGCCGTCTTGCTGTAATAACGCCGAGGCTGGCGTATCAATAGTTAAAGGACTGATAGTAAAACCATTATAAGAAAATAGACCTCTTGAGCCATTGATATAAACCAAGTTATTGATCACTTCAAATCGGACATTTTTCCCAACAAATGCCAGATTCTCAGAGGTCCATGTTTGTGGATTAACTCTAACAAGTTCGCCGTTGAGTGTTGCAAATACATCTTGATGTAATGGACTTTGCCAAATATTCTCATATTTTAACGGCGTGACAAGTTCTCCACCTTTACGCAAGTGCAGCTTACCTGTTGCTGAAATATCAATATTCAATGCATCACGTACAAACAAAGTAGGTGAATCACCACCACGCTTTAAGGCATCATCATCCTGAACATTATTCATACCAGCCAGTGGAAATAGTTTCTCTGCCACGACTAAGCTCCTTTTCTGAATTGCATCACTGGTACTTAAGCAAGATCAGGGCTAACGATGCAGCCCTGATTATTATTAATTGCTTAACCGTTACACATTGGATTCACCGCGAGGGCATGTTCCCCAAACTGGATAATGCTGTGAAGTGAGTGGACATAGATCACCAGTGAAGTTATCAGGCAATACAGTCACATTTGTCATACACCACTGTGATAAGTCTTGGTTAAATGCTCTTGCACCAAATAACATCTCAGTCAAGTTGTGAGCATTTTTCATATTCCAGCCTGAAATATCTTGGTTAAATACTCGGTTGCTTACAAACATACCATTGAACATATAACCATTAGACATATCCCAAGACTTGATAGAGTCATTATTAAATCCTGAGCTTGCAAACATACCTATGAAGTCATTAACCTTACTTACATTCCAGTTAAGTGGTTGATTAAATGCGTATGCTTCACTAAATATAGAGTTAAGACCTGTGATATTAGATACATCCCAATTTGAGATATTCGGGTCATTGAATATGCTACATGTGCTAAACATGCTATTTAGTGTCTTAACATTAGGACATTGTGTAGGTACATGTACGAGATGGTCAGTAGGGTATGATTTAACAACTTTACCCATCTCGACATATTTACCACCTGAGTGATTAATATTTAACAATGCTCTTGTAGGATACGAAATAACCTCTATCAATGCAGGTCCACCAAATTTAACCGTATCATTCTCACCATAAGCAGGGTCAATAATACAGAGTGCTATCCCTGCTCGTTCAGAAGAAACATTTACGTATGGAGTACTGAGATTAAAAATATCGCCATTAGCAAATTGGATTTGCTTAATGCCTGATGTAACCGCCATATCAGCATTTAATAGCACTTTAAGAGTATTCTCTGCTGTGGAGGTTAGTTTAACTATTGAGATTGGATTCATACATGCGGTATAGGTAGATCCAAACTGTACGGTTGTGCTAGGCATCTCAACAGATTCAACCGTCGGGTTATAACCATCGTCAGAATTAGATACAAGAGATACATTCGCATATTCGCTACCATCTAATGTGGCTGCGCTGGATAATGCTTTAACCTGTATACGTAGTGGTTGATTAGAAATGTTTTCAAGCACAAAGAAATAAGCAGGGTCATAACCAAGAGCAGGGCTGTGCGCTTCATATGGACGTACAGTGAAGTAATTGCTTAAGTTTGCTTGAATATAGTTATAGACCGTATCGTGGAAAACTTCATCCTCCACCATATCAATACGGAATACTTGCTCATTTACTGTTAGTTCTATATACAATTCTGGAACATTTAACCCAGCGTCAACCATCATCAAAACCTGATTGGTTGCATCGGCACACGTAATACCCATGAGGCTGTAGCCTTTCAATGCAAATACGACATTTCCGTTATCTTCATCGTAAGATAGTGTTGTGTTTTCATTTTTAAGGCTTAAATCATTAATATCACCTGTATATCCTACAAGTTGAATTAAATGATCTTTAGTATCCAAGTTCTTAAAGTTGATATAGTAAATGCCATTTATGCGATCTGCTGAGAACGAGATCATGCTATGAGGGAAATTTTCAAAATCCCCAGAACCTTGTTTAGTACAAGTAATACCATCAATGATAATGGCCGAAATGCTGTTATAAAGCATGTATTCGCTGTCGTTCATCAACTGAACTGTGTTAGTTGCACCATCAAAGCTAATACCCTTAATATTCCCTGTTCTGACATTCTCAGGGCTTAAATATCCAGATAATTTGCACTGAATTGTACCATTATCAAGAATTTTGGCTGTTGGGTTGCCATAAAGATTAATTTTTCCCACATACTGCATATCAGGAATTAACTCAATATTTCGTGCTATATCTGCATTTGTATAGATATATAAACCAGCATCACCAAATTCAACAATAAGGCCATAATTAATCAGGACATTTGCAAAATCTTCTAAGAAAGTTGTATCTTCAGAAGCACTAATTCCAATGTCCACACCATCAACCTTCATGCGCCAAGTAATTTTAGTGTTGTTCACCGCATCGGTAAGTGAGCCAACTTCATACTGCAAATCAGGCGCGATCAAAATGTAAGATGTTGGCTCAAGAATCACTGTCTTAGATAAACAGAAATCAGCAGCCCTAAACATAACCACATAGTCTTTATCGGTTGACGTATTATCAAGGTATGATCCACTATAGTCGTGGCTACTCTCAAGTGTAGTATCAATTACATTACCATCGGCATCATATAGCACATACGATTTGTTTTTTTGCTTAACCTCATCAATAGTTCGGGTTGGGTCAACATATAAACATAGGTCAGAATCAGCTCTAAGTTTTACTCTTAAATCTTCATCTATGTTCATTCCAATAACTAAAGATGCACCAGTAGCTGCAGGTTGGAAAATGATATTTAGCTCTGGAAAATCATAAATACCAAGCCAATCGCCACCATTAATACTTGCTTCAATAATCCGAGGATTGAAATCAGAGGTCATCTTAAATTCTGTTGAAGCACCTACACAACTAATAGGTATAGAGCCATTATTTATCGTGATTCTATCGTGAACAATTCCCTCAAAATCTGGTGCATCATCATTATCAAGGCAAACTAGAAATACCTTTTCACCGTCTTGTGCAGTATGTATTAATTCATAAGCACCATTCTGATCACTAATAGCACTGCCTAGTAATGCACCATCAGTTCGCCGAAACATAAATAATTGGCAGTTTGCCAATACTTTACTATCAGGATCTACAACATTACCTTTAACAGTTTCACTCATGTGTTACCTCGCCCAAAAAAGAATATTTAAAAATTTATGAATAAATTCAAGGCATAAACGGTTGTACGACTTGAGGTACATCTTCACGGGTAATACGGCGTAGATCACTGTCAGGACGTTGGCCAAAGTAATCCGTAAATGCTTGTTCAGCGATTGCCGCCCGATTCGCATCAAAAAACTCTGCATCAGGTACACTAAATGCCTGAGATAAAGCCCACTGAATTAGATGAACATGGTGAAAACCATTAATTTCAGGTTCATCGGTATCATCCTGCATATCAACCAATGGCACACGATAGCCTTCTAATTGCAACTCACCATCAATATTAGGATATGGCACTAGGCGGATCGCCGTATCATCTTGAATTAAAAAGCGTGGAAACTCTGACATCGACTTCCAATCTCGATAATAAGTACGATCAAGATTTTCAGCCGATGTGACAGAAATAAAAGAACCTACTTGACCATCCGCAGGTTCAAACCAAATACGGCTTAATTCATATAAAGATGGGTGCAATGGATAATGTGCAGTACCTGCTGTGACAGCAATCTTACATACAGCATCATCTTGGCTTTCATGCAGCAAACGCCCACGAATACACGCCTCTTTGACCGCATCATTCAGCCATGCAATCACGTCCTCATCTTCATTGAAGTAAGGTTCAGCCTTATCATTGGCTTGAACGCGGAAACGGCGAATCAGTTCTTTGAGTTGCATTACACCACTCCAAATTGATGAATAAACTCAGCTACTTGTGTGCGTAGAATTGCAACGCTGTTTTGTTTATTGAGTTTTTGTTGATACTTATTCTGAGCATATTCAATCAAAGCATCTTTGGTCATTTGATTGACGACATCAATTTCATCAAGCAGTGCTGTTTGTTCCTGGTCTTTCTGCTCTTGTTGAATTTTGGCATTGGCAAGAATCTGTGCCGTATCATCAATGGGCTGTGTATCTGTGGAGCTGCTGCTTTCTGTACGTTCACCCTCATAAATCTTAAATTCAGGATGCTTGAGGAATAAGGTAGCCAAATCACTGGATACTGTACGCACCTGCCCTGCCGTGAATGTCAGTGCTGAGTTATAGAGATGATCTTTAAATAGTGATTTATTGCCAACGTATTGAATGGCAATACCACCTGATGTTGTGCTGGTCGTTGCTGTTGATAGAGTCGCCATGCTAATCGCTGTATGCTTTTGCTGTTCGGCTTTTTGGCGCAAGCTGACTACTTCAGCACTCAATGCTAGATAATTTTCTGGATCAGGTAGGTTTTTAACGAGATGTACTGTAGCGCGGAACAAGTAATCTTTGGATTTTTGTGCCTGTGGCAATTCTTCATAAGGCAAGAAACATGGATGCAGTTTATTTTCAGGATCTAGTACCTCGCCGTATGCCCAGCCTTCAGCTTGCTTTTGCTGATACCATACTTCATGGTTTTGCTCAGGAGTCACATCAGGATTAGCAATATACATTTCTACGCCTGAAATGATGCCTTGCTTTTGTGCATCAGGTGCATTGTCCCAAGTTGGTTGGCTATCATCACCTAAAGACTGGCAGTAAGCCGCATTAATCGTATGGCACATCATTGCAATCGAAACAGTTTTCATCTTCTCATCCTTCTTATTTTGAATAAAAAAAAGGTGATGTAAGCGGCTTTGAAACTTACATCACCAAAATTTCCAATTATTTTGGACCAGTCAATTCACCTGTTACGGTGATCTTAATGTCACTGGATTTTGCATTAGCTGCACCACCAATGGTTAAAATCAAACGTGCTGGCTTAGGTAATGTCACCAGTGTTGAACCATCTGCACGTTTACGCCCTGCGGTTGCTAATGATGCGGCTGCCAAAAAGTAATCATCATCTTGAGGTACTGCTTCAACATCTACACCATCGCTATATTTGAAGCCGAGCTTGCCTGTTACCGATGCCGTCATTGGCGTGGTAATCAAAACCTGAGCATCATCAAGACGCATACCTTCAGGCAATTCACCAAGATCAATTACGTCACCAATCGCAAGTGCTGCGGTGGCATCTGAATCAATCACTTGTCCAGTTGGATTAGTTTCCAATAAAAAGGTCAGTACCGTTGCATTACCATACGGCGATAAACCACCAAATTGCCCATAACGTGATGCTGTACGCTTAATCGTTGCCATGTTTTAAATTCCTTCCATCAAATTGTAAAAATCGCCTAAATCCTTATGGATTTAAGCGAAATTGAATTACTTACCACGACCCAAGCAAGGTACAGCCGTATCTACGACAGTTACGCCGTAATCAGTGAACTCATTGCTATCACCTGTATTCACATCAAAACGGATCTTCGATGTTCCCATGATCGAACCAATCAGCAATTCCCACTTATCACCATGATCCATTTCTTTTTCAGACCAGAAGAAAGGAACGCCTGATTTATCACTGGCTGCCATTGCTTGTGCAAGTGCTTGACCACCCAAGATTACAGAACGATCAACGGCAAAATTCTTACCATTTTGGCTAAAGCTATCAGGAACAATGATGTTTGATTCAACCTCACTGTCATGTGAAGCACAGTATTTGATGGTATCCCCTGCATAGAAGCGGATCGGACGCGGCATTTTTCGGATAATAAATCCATTCCATAAACCAACATCACCTAAGAACAACGGATGCTGTTTTGCTTGGCTTGCTCGTGCCAGTGACGCAGATTGGAAAGTACGGAAACCTGGTTGAGCCGCAAATCGGTTGTACTGTGCTGGAGAAACTAGCCATACACGAATTGGGCTATCTTCAGCAGCTACGTCACCTTCAAACTTACAAATCGGAGGCGGCAGTGGCATTTCATCCATGACTGATTTCATGGAATCTACGGTATCCATCGTAAAGAAGTCAGTCGTTGATAGATCAATTTCACCTGCATTGGTGTTAAACAATTGCACTCCTGAACCATCTACGATGTAGTGACGGTTTTTGGTTGGTGCTTTAACACGGTTGATCATGATCTCATCGAAATCTTTATGAGAATCAACAGGGACAACCCATTCCATATTGTTGTGATAACCACGCGCACCACACATATGCACAAGCGAAGATTGATCCATATAGCGATCCATCAAGTTTTGTGCAACAGGACGGCCCAGCTTACGCAGATCCGCAGGGCTACGAATCTGTGACATGACGTTGCCCAAATCCACAGGGAAACGTGCCTGATTCACACGTAAGCGGTCTTCATTCAAAGACATTCCCACACCACGACCTTCAGCATAGGCACTACCCATAATCGGATACGCGCCTACAGGGTTCAGTAAGTGGAAAGTGACTTCATCACCTTTGGTTTTACCCAAATCTTGCACACGGACAATTGGCATGTCAGAACTGGTTTGCTTACGTAATGTGTCTTCAGCACCAGCTTCACCTTTTGGCATTTTCCCTGCCAAGCGGTTTAAGGTGCTGTTACGCTGCATGTTAGTTGCGAACAAGCCAACGGCCTGTGTCACCATATTGGTTTTATCGCCGTAAGCGGCATTAGTTTTTGGCATGTTTTATACTCTCTACACGTTGGTTTTACACACGGCGATTCATAAATTGATCAATCTGTTCAGGTGTCCAGTTATCCATTTCTTCGAGCATTTGTGCTGGTGACATTGCTGCCACGCGCTCATCACGAGAAACGCCTGAAGGTGAACCTGCTGGCAAATCAGAAAGGCTATGTGGTACTTGTGTTTGAGCTTGTTTTACAGCTTGTTGCGCTGCTGCTTTGACCGCATCATTCGGTTGTGCAGCTTGAGTTGATTGGGTTTCGGCTTTGTATAGTCCCAAAAGTTCTACGACTTGAGCCGCACTTCCCTGGTTCACAACATTGTTATACGCAGATTGAAGAAAACTAGGTTGCTTGCCAATCCATTTGCCAAACTCTTGTGATTCCACAATAGATTCAGCATCAGGATGCGCCGTAAAGATTTCGTTGAAGTGTGCTTGCTCTGCACTAATCTGCTGCTGTTGGTGCAGTGGTGATAATGCAGCATTGACACGTTGATCAACCATTTGTGCTACACGACTATCAACAAGCTGTTGAATGCCTGCTGCCAAGTCTTTCTCGCTAAAATCACCAAAGATTGCAGGATCTATACCCTGATTAATCGCTTGCTGAGCGATACTGGCTTGATTGTCTTGTAGTGTTGCTGCTTGACCTTCTTCTTTACGTTGCTGTGCTTCCGCTTGAAGATGCGCTAATTGCTGCTGCGCTTCATCATACTTCTGCTTCCATTCCTGTTCGCCTTTACGTGCATCTGCAAGACGATCATAAGGAATGGTGTGTTTCCCATCTTTTGCAAGAAGTACGGCGTTTTCAGCGTTTAATTGACTTTCATCAATCTGCTGCTGTGCCTGTGCTCCTCCAGCATTCTGCGTATTGCCTTCACCATCGGTTGGAGTTGTACCTTCTGTCTGTACTTGGGTCGTGCTTGGCACACCACCAGTTTCCGCAGGTGTTGCGGTTTCGCCATTTAACGCTTGCTCTAAAAGCTGCGCTGCAAGTTCAGGTGTTGGTTTTCCACCGTTAGCTTCAATCAACTCATTTTGTTGCTCTGTAATATCCATGTCTTTCCTACTACTTATCGCTGTAGCCGCTAAAGGTCTGAATGGCTAGAGTTATCTAGCGTTTAGCTGCTGATTGCTCAACATGAGGAAAGTTTCAAGGATTTTGGAAAGGAGGCGTTAGCCTTACAGGGGGGAACTATCTAGAGGATGAGGATAACGATGAACTTATACAACCATCATATTTCTAATTTTTACACTACTAATTTTAATAAAAATAGGATTTATTTTTAATATATATAGAATAAAATAAACCATTTGTTCAATAAATTATTTTTTTATAAAAAATATTGAATAAACTAATTTAAAAGTTTAAAAATAAATAGACCTAAAATATATTTTGAGGTCAAAATGAAAATTAAAATAATGCTATTAATTTGTTCTTTATTATTAGGTTGTACAACAAATGATAAAGTTCTTAGAATCAGATCACTTAAATCACCAACTGATCCATCAGCTAATCCATCATCAACATATTATAATAAAGGAGATATTATTGGTCTGAATGCTTTAACTTCTAATGCTAAAAACACCAATATTGTTCTTGTTCATGGAATGGGCTGGACACAAGAACAATCAAATAAAAGATTTGGAGATGATTTAGTCAATGCTATCCTATATGAATATAAAGGCTCTGAAAAAATTAAGGATGAGGAATGCCCTACATCTACTATTGATAAAGCTCCTACGTCCAATTCAGGTTTAATAATACATAGTCTTAAACACAATCTCTTATCTACAGATGATCCTCAACTTAGCCTAGACCCATATAAGTTAGGATGCCTTGAAAAAACAGTTATAAAGTTACGCCAAGATAAGACCATAACTATATATAAGTTTCTATGGGATGATACCATGTGGAATTATATCGAATGGGAACAAATTGGATATGATGATGCATTACCATCGAGAACTATTGGTTATGACGACCCAAATAAGCTTCGTGCTAAATACAATGGTGAACTTAAAAATTCAATTGTGACTTATGGTTTCACTGATGCAGCTATGTATATGAGTCCTGCAGGTCAAGCTTTGCGTGAAGGTGTGGAAGCATCATTATGTATTGCCTTATCTAATTCATATGAATCTTATAAGAATCAAGCAAATTCTAGTGAAGCTTGTAGCAAGCAACCAAATACAAAATCACCATTGCTACTTGTATCACATAGCTTAGGAAGTCGTATTATATTTGACACATTAAAAACTGATCTATCTGATAGATTAGCTAAACAAATTGAGAATGGCACAAGTAATAATACAATTGAAATTCATATGTTAGCAAATCAATTACCATTATTAGGTATTGGTAGAATGGGAGCCAAACGCTCAGAAAATATAATTTCAGGAAAAGAAGTTAATATTATTGCATATTCTGAAATCAATGATTTGCTTACTTTTGAATTAGTACCTTATTTTGAGCAAATGTGTTATTCACGTCAAGGATGCAATAAAAAATACTCTAACAACGATCCACTATATAAACAAATGCAAAAAAATTTAGGATTTGATGTTGTTGATGTACGTCTACAGTTTGCACCAAATTTGATAAAGCCTTATTCAGGATTTAAAGATCCTAAAATCGCTCATACTGGATATTTAATGAGTCGATCTGTATTAGATATTTTTTTCTGTGGTGCTAAAGATGGGAAATCTAATGGTCATAATGGTAAATGTATAACTAAATAATAATGGATAGGGATATTCAATCTGCTTAATTTTAGAATCGATTAAATACGCATTACTCACAAGCATTTCCTCAATAATGAAGACGATCATTTGATCGCCTTCATTATTTCTATGCACGTGATACTGGTCACGCCTTACAGGGGGGAATAAACGGAGTGTTCCTGAATAATTTTCATCCTCGATCCGACATGTTTTTTGTAGATATCTATTAAGTTACAGTCATCACTAACAATATATTTATTAGCATTTTCAGCCATTTTTTTATTCATTTCTTTAACAAAGTCAAGAGAAACATAATTTATCTTTTTACTAAACCGATCTGACTTATTAATCATATATGCAATTTTGGGAGAAATTGGATAAAAGAAGTCTGCCTCATTTTCTTCTGGAACTCTCACTGTTTTACTGCTAAGTGATTGATGAACATTAATAATAGGATGATCAGATGTAATAAACCCTTCCTGAGTTTCATTAATCAGAAGGCAATGATTATCAATGGTTCTACTTATATAAAAACTTGCTCCAATATTCATACCAAAGACATAACCAATAAACCACCAATTTTTATCAAGTATCATTTTCATTCTATTATTAGAAAAACTAGCTATGATTTTGTTCTTGTGGTTTGATGTCCAAAGAAATTCATAAATATCATCATATTCTCATTATCATCAAGTATTGTTAAATCTTTATTTTTTAAATACTTAATTATATTATTTACGTGTTTTTCTTGTCCTGTATATAGGTTTTCTATAGCATTACTTTTCCACGCTTTTAAATGGTCTTCAATTTCATTATTTTTTTTACCACTCTTGTTGTATAGATCTTCAACTGATTGGATTTTGAGAAAATCACTTAAATAATATTTATGCTGTTTTTGTAGTTCTTTAGATGCTAGATTAGATATCTGAAGAATAATCTCAACATCTTGTTTTTCTAAATATGTAATTTTATAGAAATCCCGTTCCATAGCAATTCCTCTGACACTATCAAGGCTACTTTTTCCATTACTTGTTGAATACCAAACATCACGATTATTTAGCGACCAATTTCTTAGATAGTTTGCCCAAACATAATGCTGGCTTCTCTTACATTCCAAGTGTTTATTAGATCGTGGCTTTATCATTATTCACTCAATTTTTTAAATTTTAATAAAAAATATAGTAAGGGTTTTATTGGATGTTTTTTGATATAAACTAATAAATTTATAGCTACTATTTTTTACAAAATTTTATTCTTGCACATTGTCACGGACAAAGCTAACCTCATTTTGATTCACTTATCAACCCACCACATAATGCAGGAAAACTAATGCAAGCTCCGTGTCCACATTGCGATAAAACCCTACCTCTTACCTACCTTAACAAGGTCATGGATGAAATGGCTGGAAATCAACACTTCGCATACAATATTGAACATTCTTGCCCACATTGTCGTAAAAAAATTATGTTCTCAAAAGAACTTTATACTTACTATATTATTAATAAAAATAATGAAAAAGATGTAATAGGTATGAAGTGAGAATTACTCATCGAATGAAGCACCTTAAGGTGCTTCATTCGCAATATTATCACTCGTCCTTTCCGTTTCAATCCCTCGCATCCCTGTACCTGCATGCTGTGGTACTGGTGGATTCATTGGACTGGTATTCTCATGCACCTGTGGCATCTGCTGATTAGGTGCAACCTGTGCGTTGGTTGGCGTAGGATAGTTTGGATCATCACCCATTGGATTCGGGCGTTGATACCCTGCTCCCATCATTACCTCATCTGCAATCGGCGCAATCTGTGGCATTTGAGCGACCTGAGCACCTGCTTGCATTGCAGCGAAAGCTGCTTGTACACCGATCTGTAATGCACGTGCATCAATTTCCTTAATTTCACTACCCGATTTACGCTCTTTAAGCTCCAGCTCACGCAATTTAATGTCATTACCTGCATTGGCCAGTGCTTGTTTAACCGCTTCTTGGATCTGCTGCTGGATCTGTTCAGGTGTCTGTGCTTGGGTTGCCTGTTTAATCGATTCAATGATCTCTCGCTTGTACGGAATATCAGTAAGCGCCATAAGATAAGGCAATACCGCCGTCTGAATGTTGGCAGGTAATGATTTAGTGACCTCAGATAACGAGTTAAGCTGTTGTTCCTTAAAGGTACTTGTACTTGGTACGTCATCGAGTACGACTTTCAAACGAATACGCTGTACATCATTCGACACGTATGGATAACCATGCTCGTCCACTTCGGGTTTATTGATAATGATCTGGCGTTCATCACGTACTGCATCCCCTTTGATCGTGATTGTATGTGGACGTGTACCAAAATCTTCAACGATCATCGACAAAAGCATTTCACCCATGAGTGTTCGACCTTCACGGAAATTATCCATGATCTTCATGAGCGTCTGGTTAGATTGCTCAATCTGCAGCTGCTCTTGCTTGCCAGAATTAGCATTGCCCTTCTTACCCTGAAAACCAGATGTGATATTGCTGACACGCTCAATAGCCGCTCGGTTGTCATTGAGTAATTGGAAATGCTGCTGGGATAAATCAAAGTCACGCTTTACTTCAAAACGTGCACCTTGTTGCCGCATGTGCGTATGATCCAACACAATATCAGCATCAGGACGTGCAACTTGACGGCGTAACTGCTCGTCAGTCATTGCTACAGCGCCTTTGGTACGCTCGACACGGGTAACACTCATGCCCCAACGAAGCTTAGAGATACCGCTATTGATACTGTCTTGGTTGTACTTCATACGGCGTACAAAACCGTAAGGAATACCAGTGTTATCTTCTTTGAATCCCCAAAACGGTACGTATGGGAAATAATGATGCGAATATGGCGATGGACTATCATTCAAACAGTGTGGCCCAAGCCAGTATGAACGCCGTACCTTAGAGATAGTTGCCTGTTCTACTGTAGCCATACCCTGAACAATAGCTATGGAATGGGCAATATTGTCATCATCGTACTCGACTACACGACCATCTTGGAATTTTAGGACTGGCACATTCACCCAACGGCGATACCAAACCTCGGCGATATTCATTTCTTTAGATGTTGGGTTATACCAATATTGCTCACTAATGGTATATGAACGTGCTTCAAGCCATGCATTGTTTAGGTTGGTACTCATACCACCACCATCCAATAAAGACAGATCTTGCTGCCACCATGAGCCACCATAGCGTCCAACTGTTTCAATCAGTTCCTTATGCATAGGAAATGCTTTGATTAAACGCTTAGGATGAACCCAGCGTGTACGGCGTAACCAACGTGCATCGCTCAAATCAGGCTCATTAGCTTTCATATCCCAATGAATCTCGTTACGGCGCACGACAACACAACGATATGGAAACTTAAACGGATCTTGCTCGCGCTTCACTTCAACCCAGCCAATTCCACAACCTATCTGCGTATGGAATGCATCACTACAGGCTTTATCTGCTTTGGACTGCTTCTCAGCCAAGTTAAGTTTGTAGTTCAGTGCATCGGCAACGTCATCACCATCATCACCATTGGCTTTGACACGCCAATCTGTACGTGTTTGTAGCTCATAACCCTCAACCGACAATAATGCTGGGCCAATCATGTCCTCAATCGCAGGTGGTATGCCAATCTGCTGCATACGCTTGAGCAATTCACTATCAAGCTGGTTGCCATCGGCATAATCCATCTCTTTATCAGCAATAGATCGCCAAATCGGTTGCTCTTGGATCTCGTACATAATCTCAGTCAACTCATCGACTGTGAGAAGATCCTCAACATCATCCTGATTCTGTGTGCCTTGTTGTTCTTCAATCATGCTAAAAATCTCTCTACATACAACGCCAGTCAGTAGGTGGTGCTTCTACATAACCGTGCTGGTTGGTTTGGTTGCTGCTATTTGTACTTTGGTCATAAGGATTTTGGCTAGCCGTATAGACGTAATCACCTAACATGCCTGCTTCTTTGGCTTGTGCATGCTGTCGTAAAGCATCTGCACCCTCAGAACAACCATTGGCTTTATTGGGTTGGTCAATAAAGCGTTTTTCTGATTTAGAAAATTTCTTTTGATAGCCTTCTATACGCTTAATACCTAAGTCACATCGCTTTTCATCAAACCAGTAGTTTTTCATGCACTTGCGAGTTAATTGAATGCCTGTATTCAGCAATGTGATACGCGGCACTACAACAAATGTGTGACCAGGTAATAATTCTTCTAATTGCTCACGGATAGACTTATTGAAGTCACCTAGTCGCTTATGATCTGCATCATGTGGTAAGAAATGAGTATTGTAGATATAAGGCTTACTCTTGATCAGGTCTGCGTAATATCTTAAATCTTGACCATGTGCTTCATCGCAATCAATAAACCGATCCTGTTGATTCATCATTTGATGATGCCAAATAAAACAACCGTCACTATTTCCAATATCCCAAAAGGTGTTTACTGGTATATCTAGGACTTCAACAGCACACACGCCACCACGCTTTCTTAGTTTCAACATATCTTTGGCATAGTAGTTGCCGTCTTTGGCAACTTGGAATGCTTCTTCAGGAAATGATGGATATTCCTGCCACATTTTTGATTGATCTGCTTTTAGATCGTTATCGCGAGTAATGACGTACCAAGCACGTTGATCGGGATCAATATGCATCTCGATACCCATCTCTTGCTTAATTTTTTCCTCTATTTCATCAAAATACTCATGATCTTCATGTGAAATATTAATGCTGGATGCATCAAGACGATATTTGGGTTCTTGCCACCAAGCATAGAAATGGAAACGATAGTCTTTCGGGCCGAGTTTCTTGCGTATTGAGTAGTTTGCTTGTGCAATTTGAACCATCTGATAGAACGAACCATTACGTCCTTCCGCCGTTGATTCGATAACAAGCACACCATTGGTTGGTACAGTAGGTATAGAACCTGTAATAACCTCATCATCTTTATTTGGATCAATGGCACAAATCTTACCAAACTCAGAAATATGCAGACGGTGAATGGTACCTGAACGAAATGATGTTGCTACACGAATGGTTGAGCCATTATGTGCAAACTCGATCTCTGATTTATTGCAGGTTTTAAGTGGAAAACGCTCACGAATTTCAGGCGGTAGATTGTCGTACGCAAATTTGATCTTATCTTTAAAGATGCTATATACGGTTGGAAGATCCTGAGCGATGATGCCGCAATTCTGATTGGCATTAAATAAAGCATGATCGAGCCAAAGTACACAGATCAATGTGGTAAAGCCAAGCTGCCGCGCTTTCAGAATAATATTGCGGTACCACAACCGATCCAAGAATCGAATCTGTGCATCATTCGGCTTAAATGGTAATTCAAACGTATCTGCTTCTTGCAGTACGCCATATTCATCACGAAAGTCATCACCTTTAATTTTGATCTTATATAAGCAACCGCTGAAAATACGCCATATTGGATCAGCCAGACAGCGTTCCAGTTCTTGAGCATTGGATGGTAAAGGTTTGAGGTCTGTATTATGAATCACGCCATTTCACCTCAGTTTGTGCAAAACATAGGCAAAATAGGCATGTGTACGTGCATGAAATTATTTTGAGCAAGGTAATCCATCAGATTGACGTACATGTGCTTAATTCTCATAGTCTTTATCCTCCGCAACAGGTGAAAATGCAGAGTTATTACCTTGAGCAATACGGTTAAGTAGTGATTGAAGCGGATCGACTGTAGTATTTTCTTTATCGTCTAATCCAAATGCCTGACGTTCTAACGCAATTAGATTTCTAAGCGTATCGCTCAGATCCTTCATAGATTTAACGCGACCAGGTAATGAAATGATCTTGTGGTAAATATCGTTGAGCTTATCCTGACCTTTCTCATCTTCACTGCGCATCAGGTCGCCTAATGCTTCAAGTAGCTCTACATTCGCAACACCAACTTGATGTTCAAGCTCATCAAATAACTGCATGGCAATTGAGCGTGAACGCTGGATGTCTTTACGCTGAGAGAGTCTTACAGCAGCTTGTTGATGTGCATTTGCATCAATCGTTTCTTTTTCTGAAATAGCGGTTTGGGTGCGTACTTCACTGCGTACCAAATCTTTGCGTACCAAATCTTCCGCTTTTGCATTAATTTTTGCGGATAAATCACGGGACCAATCATCGCGCTTAGCTCGCTTACGAATTGCACCATCGCTAATCTCATGCTCGGCTGCAATTTCGCGCAAAGACTTTACACCAGCCCGATAATCAAGCTCGATTTTTTCCCAATCAATTACTTTCTTTTCTGACATGATCACTAAACCTCATTTGGGCTTAATGATCATGGATTTATGGCACGGCGGTCACGCCTTAGAGGGGGTATTCATTGCTTGATACAATCAATAATTTATATCAATATAATTTTTATACTTTCAAAGTAAACCAATCTAATTAAAATTTTGTATAAAAGGAAAATTCTATGTTTGTAATAACTCAACAAATAGTCCAACAAACTGCAGATTATCTAAAACAGCACTTAGCTATAAATAATCCTTATTATACAGTTTCATATAAAAAAATAGTTGAGGACCTCCAATTACCTGAATTGGATGGTAATTGGAGCAATCATCCACTATGTAAAATATTTGATCAATTAGATCAATTAGATGCTAAATTAAGTCGCCCATTACGTACATCTATTGTTATAAATAAATCAACAGGAAAACCTGGACCAGGATTCTTTAAGGCTCTTGGTGAATATACAAAAAAATCCATTCCCAAAGATGATATAAAGCAACTAGAGCTTTGGGCGGACCAGCTTGAGCAAGCTAAAAAATATAATTATTAATACTTTAAAACGCACCTCTATATTATAAATTATAGAGGTGCATTGGTTACAACAATTCCCCTTGCTTCCCACTACCCACCAAATCCTCAACCTTCCGTGATAACTTTCGCACCTGACCTGACACCTTACTTACTCCGTCTCAATCACGCTGGTTGCAGTTTAATTAACTACATCAGTGCGTTAAATGATGTCGCGCTAATGCAAAACCACCTTTATTTTGGATAAGTAATAAGCAAGATTATAAACTCCTAAATTAAAGAGGGTCTTCTATGGATTTAATAATCAGATTTTTTGATTGGGCATCTAACTGCTTCTTAAGCGGAAAGGCACAGGCATTAGGCATTGCTTTGATTGGTGTCTTATTATCATTTGTTTTTCTTAAACTTGCTCCAATTATCATAAAAGGAGTTATTTTCCTCTATCCAGATGTTGGTCAATACTTAGAAGAACATTTTACTGGGTTCCAAATTGGTCTTTTTGCTGCTTATATGACGCCTACTCTAATCTGTGCATATATTGCATTTAAACAGTTCCAATATATTTATTACAAAGAAAGCTGCCGCGGCTTCTAGACTTCAAGCCCTTTCTTCAAAAAGGGCTTTTCTCATATAAGTAGCAAATTCATTAGCATCAAACAGATAACACAAAGCTTCATTATTCTATTTGGTAATTAAACGTGTTATAAAACCCTTGTTTCTATGGGGATTTATAATGAAAAAAGTATTTACATGTTTCGCACTATCAATTCTTTCAATTACTTGTTTTGCAAAAGGTGGTGGCTCATCCCATTACTCGTCGTCAAGAATGACGGGGTCAGGTTACACCAACCCATCTCATACAAGAGTTTCAGGGTACACTAAAAAGAATGGGACTTATGTTGCGTCATATGAAAAGTCACATAATAACTCAACTCAATTAGATAACTTCGATACAAAAGGCAATGTAAACCCTTATACAGGTAAGGATGGAACTAAATATGCATCCAAATAAATAAAAGCGCCATAAGGCGCTTTTTTATGGTTTATAGTCCCATAGAGATCCATTCTCACCACAATTACGTTCAAGACCATTCATTATGTCTTCAGTAGAATATTTCTTATTCCGCCAATCATTTATACTTACTTGTACGTAAGCTCTACAATTTGCAGGTAACCCAGATTCCTTACCATAAATAGGTTTGCTGTTATTATCTTTAGCACATCCTAATAAAGCGAAGCAAAAAACAAGGATAAATAAGCGCATAACTTCCTCTTTTAAATTATTAATATTCTGAGAATTTCACCCCACTATACCACGTAAAAAATTAAAATATGGAAACACTCAAACAACGCCAGTCCTGAAAACCAGCTGTCAGATACAAGCAAAGACTTCATATTCAAGCTCGATTTTTCAAATCAATTACTTTCTTTTCTGACATGATCACTAACACTAAACCCCATTTGGGCTTAATAATCATTAATTTATGGGATGGCGATCATGCATTAGAGGGGTATTGATATTTTTATGGTTGTTGGGTAGTTTGAGGTTTTAGGGGATATTTATGAAAACTAAATTTATAACACTTATATTATGTATTCTATTTTCCACTCCAGCCTTAGCAGATAGAACTGTATTTTGTGAAAGTATGGCTAAAATGGGATTGAAATATATATCGGATAGACAAGATGGAAAATTTCTTTCTAATGTGATTAGCGATATTAAATCTATCAATACCGAACATGACAAATTATCTTATGACATTGAAAATGCAGCTATTGAGATGGCTGAACGTGCATACGAATACCCGATGTACAGTGATAAAGATCAACAAACTCGGATTAAAGTTAAATTTATGAACGAAGTTTATAATGAATGCTTGAATTAAAAAACTAATTAAAAAAATAGCCACCTTTCGGTGGCTTCTCTTAATTAATCTTCACAATTAAACTAGTTTGGTTTCACATCAAACTACTAACCATTTGCAAAGGCAACAGTTCTGCAATTTCGATCAATAGTCAGTTCACCTAACTTATTTTTAAAATCAAACTGCCATGCAATTTTTCTTGCCATTTCATGATTGCTCACAATCACTCGCTCAACAATTCACCTTGCTTACCTACATCAAGAAAATCGCTGACCTGTCTGTTAAGTTTACGCACCTGATTCGTCACTTCACTCTGCAGTATGGCCATGTGGTGTCCCATCTCAATATTGGAATATTGCATAGCTTCAGCAACCATAAGATTGCCAAGCGCACGTGCTTCACGTGGTGTAAGAGTCAGTACGTCATTATCTCCAATATCAATCTTAACAGTGCCATCTGGTAACACTGTTTTTGACATAAGGCGTGATGGGCGGTGCTTGGGTGCTGGAACAAACACACCGCGCTGTACACGAATGATGTATCCCGAATCAACCAAGTAGCTTAGACGATCGTCAATAATTGAAAGTTTAAGCCCTGTAAGCTGTGACAAAGTTTCACGTGTCACAATCTGTTCTTGATTATGTAGATCCTCAATCGCCTCAAGAAGTAACTCTGCATTGCTTTTGGTACTCATACGCTCACCTACACCCTAACCACTTTAACTTTTAATTTTCCGCCTTTAAAAACAGGCTGTTTCATCATGACAAAGTTTGAGATCTGCGAATCATCACAGATCAATTGTGCTTTCATCAAAGCATCAAAAATTGGCTTAACAACATTATCGACATCACGTTTTACTTTGTCGGGTACGTGATACTCCATAAAAACCTGTACTTCTCCTGAATAATTTATGGGCTTCACAAAACGTTGAATCACGGCGCGAAAATGATGTGCCCGATGACTTAAATATTTACGGCCACGATAGCCAGCTTCTACCCAATAGTGGTTTACAGTTGGAGGTGTCATTAATATCTCAAACTCAATAAGCACATCATCACTTGAGGGTTTAAACACAGTACCTTGCACCTGATCCGCAGGAACTTTAGGTATAGGGTTTGGATCAACCTTCTTTTTCTCAGTTTGATCTTGCTTGTTCCTCTTTTGCATCAAGCGCTTAAATTCAGCTTTGGTGACGATGTATGTCATTAATCACCCTTCTTCAATAACTTAAAAATATCCTCAGATCCAACAAACTCCTTACCTAGGCTATCAACGGCGCTTATCACGTTGCAGTATTTACCTTTCCAAATACGTTGAACTACTAAATTACCCTTAGGTTGCCAGTCGCCCTTTGTTGCTTTGGTATCATGCAAAACGATGTCACCTACCTCGATCACCATGGTAAGCCATCCTTTTGAATTGTTGCTCCAAGCCAAATCAGGAAAAATGTAGTGCAAGCTAAGAGGACTAGATTTTGGCCACTCATTCGAAATTCCCTTCAAATCCAACTTGCTTGAGATACGGTGCAAGTTTTTTACGTTGTTCAGGATCGGATAGTTTCATAGCAAGACGAGCTGCAAACTGTTCACGGCTCTCACCTGCTTCTGCAAACTTGCTTGATACTTCGGGATGATGTGCCAGTTTCTGAGCGAACAGGTTGATTTGCTTCTCAGAGAGCTTTTTCGGTTTCGCTGTTTGCACTGTTTGGTTTTGTGCTGCAGGTTGCTGTTCTCGGCTTTGGTATTTCAAACGTGCGTTCAACAGCCAGTCTGCAAAGTGGTAATGCATCAGCTCACCACATAGATCCTTGTGTGCGTTGTAAGTCTCAAATGCATTTTGCTCTCGCTTGAACCAGTTGGCAGTTTTGATCTGCTCGATGGTTTCTGCATCGGAGATCAAACCAAGTTCTTCTTCAAGTTTTTTTAAGCAAAGCCATGTTTTTTTATTTTTAGATTCTATTGGTAGATTCTTTGATAGATTCCGTGTCCCATTGTTGGGACTCTTTAACGGAATTGTTGGGACTCTTTCGGGGAATTGATGGAACTGTTCCACTGTTGGAACTGTTCCAAGATTGGTACTGTTTATTTCATCTTCAGACACGTCAAAGAGTACCGTTGTTGGTACACTTTCACGACCTTTTACACCGACCAAACGATAGACTTTGATCTGCTTGGTTCGACCTTTTCGTTCACCTGTATCAACAATAAAACCGTCTTCAACCAGTTCATCAATGATCTTTAAGACGGTTTTACGATCCATCTCTGTATCTTCAACCAAACGCCCTACACTTGGGTAAGCACAGTGGTCTTCACCTGCTCGATCAGCAAGTGAAAGTAGTACCAGTTTTTTGAGTGGTTTAAGGCATCCACCCTTGGTTTGCTTTTGTCGGGTACGCCAAGCCCATATGGTTGCATCAAGACTCATGAAATCTCCCCTTGGGCTTCAAGTGCTCGTTGATGATGTTTTTCCACATCATCAAGTTGTTGAGGTTCTTCATGTTGAACAAGGCATGTGCCACATGGTTCGGTTTTAAATTCAGTGCATTTTCCTGAACATGGGTGTTCTAGTTGCTGTAATTTCACGTTATTTCCCCTATTTTCGCTTGGCATAACTGCCAAATCTTTCAATTACACCTGAGTCGGCAAGGCTTCTTTCAATCTCTTTTGCGATACTCCAGTGAAGGCGAAACTCCCACTCAAGGGCTTTTCTGAAATCTTCACGGCGTACTGCAGCGTTACTGACGGTGTAATTTCGTTTGGCCAAGTTGTCTTGTGCCGTTTTAAACATTTCGTCAAAGACACACATTGCTGCTGTGTGCCATTGTTTGATTCGGTTAATTCGATCTAAATTTGGCTTTGCTGGGCGTTCGTCATGCATTCTTTCCCTCAACCAAGTTTGTGATTACCTCTAGCAGCGTCTGGTCAAATTCACCTGATGCAATGAATTGGTCGATCAAGTTTGGTGATGGCAGCAGATCTGCAAGGTGTTGGTCAGTTTTACAGTGTGGGCAACCATCGAAGTACTCTCTTGTTTCTTCGTCAAACAGGTTTTGAGCGAGTTGCTGCTCTTTAAATAACTGGTTGCACCAGTTGCATTGGATCGTTGGTTTTTCCAAGACTGACTCACGGAAGTTGTTAAAAGCACTGGAATTGCCTGTGCTAAGTTGTTGTGTTAAATTCGTCATAAGTCTTCGTTCAGTTAATAGCTGAATGGCAAGAGAAGCTCGGTTGGTCGTAACAACTGGGCTTTTTTTGTGCCTGTTCTTTTTGGAATGTTGGTTAATGGTTTTGGGTGCTGTAGTTCGAAAGCTTCAACGGCGTTTTCTACGGTATCTCTGGTAAGAGCCTGAGGTTCTTTAAGAGAATGAAGTAACTCCTCAATTTCAGAGATTTCCTTCATGCAAAGCAGACGAATAAATTCGGAAAGGCTTAATTTCCTAGCACCAGCAATCAGTAAAAGCTTTTGTTTTTCGCTATCTGAGCATTTAAAGGTGATGCTCTCTGTGAGTTTTTCTGACATAAGCCACCTGCTTAAAAGATTTGTGATTAAGAGCTTTTTTCTAAGGTTCAGTGGTTATGCAATTAAGTCTTGGAATTCTTTAAGTGATGGGCAAAGATCAACAGCTTTAAATTTGCCTAGTGTTGCCTTTTCAGCTCGGAAAGCTACTTTCTCAGACATATTCCAACGCCCTGAAACATAGCCACTAATCGTTGATTGACTAATAGCAAGAGCTGTTGCTGTGGCAATTTGACCACCAAAATAATCCACTAATTTTTGATAAATCTTTTCCATAGGTGTCTCAAAATATAAGTAACACCCAAATATTATTAGTATTCTAATATTAAATCAATAAGTATTCTAATTTGATTTAATATTAGTTGACTAATATATTTAACTTAGATATTAGGAGTAAGTATTGATGCTTAAGGATCGTCTTAAACAAGCACGGAAAAATGCTCAAAGATCACAAGTAGATGTTGTGAATGCTGTTGGTATTACCCAATCAGCGTATAGTCAGCTTGAAACAGGAAGAGTAGCATCCTCATCATTCTTACCAGCTATCGCAAATTTTTTAGGTGTTGATGCATATTGGTTATCTACAGGTAAATCCCCTGATTCATTTGATTCAAATGAAGTGATCAAACCAACAGTTGTTTCTACTGAAATTAAAGATGAATTTATTTGGATTGATGTTGTTCAGGCTAATTTTTCTTGTGGAAACGGCGAATCTATCGAATTTCACTTCGATACCATTAATGGAAAACTCCCTTTTCCACCTTCTTTCTTTAAAGATAAAAGAGTCCAAGCAGAAAATATGCGGATCATCAAAGCTAAAGGTGACAGCATGTCTGACTTTATCAAAGACGGCGATTACGTTGGGATTGATCTAGCACAAACTGAAATTATCGATGGTGAAATATATGCCGTTTACTTTGCTCGTGAAGGCATGATCAAGCAGATCTTTAAAGAAGCAGATGGTTCTTTGATACTACATAGTTTAAACAATAAGTATCCTGATAAAGTCGTTACTGAAGAAAATGGGAATAATTTTAAGATCATAGGTCGCCAGTTTTGGCGAGCTGGATAACAAAAAATACATCAACCATTTTTACAATAAATTAGGAGTGATAATGGAACAAATATTACAATATATTCCTTTTAGTAATTATAAAAAATATCTTAGACCAGCTATTGATGGAAGAATGGGGCTTAAGACGCATGTTGCGGAAATTTTATGGGATGATGGAATTAAAAGAGAATCTTATGTAAAGTTTTATGGTAAAGACAAAAAACGTGCTCTTTTAAATGAAGCTATTGGGTATTTATTAATTAGCTCACTAAATTTACCACAGCCCGAAATGGCAGGATTTATTGAATATGAGATATCAGAAAAAGATACTCCAGACCTTTGGAACAGTGCTTCTGATGTAGATAAATATCGTGGTGTGACTTATGGTTGGATCTGTACTAATACTCATGGAATCAACAGAAGAGTAGAAATAAATCAAGCAAGCTCTCAAGAAGCAAGAGATTACCTAATACAACATGTTATTCATTGCTTAAAAAGTTGGGATAAGTTACCTAATCTAATTATGTGTGATGATTGGTTAGCAAATGATGATAGAAATTTAGGCAACTTACTAGAATTACCTAACAGGACATTCACTTTAATTGATCATGGTGGAATTCTTTATGGTGATAATTGGTCTCCTTGGGATATTATGCGTAAGCCATTAATTAATGGCCAATTTCAAAAAATGTATATTGACATATTCAAACAAAAATTCAATGGATTGTTTTGGAAAGAGCATCTAGTAAATGAATTGAAAGAAGCTAAAGAGAATCACTCTTCTGGATTTGAATCAGTTAAAGATGAAATTTTTCAACTAATCAACGATTTTATTGGGGATGAAAAAGTTGATACTGGTTTACCACCTCACCCTCTTCAAAATGTTGGGGTAATTTTACAGGATTTTATAGAAACGAGTTCTATACAACTAACCAACATTGAAGCAAAATGCAATGTATGGCTATCAAACACACAACATAGCGATGTTGCATAGTAGGTAAGGCTATGAATTTTAAAAATTTTGAAAATAAGTTTAAAAGAAAGGCTGAAACTGCTAATTTGCTTCAAGCCTCATGGTCTCAAGTCAGATTTATTCCAGACTTGATCACAAATGAACAATTAGCTATTGGTGTTTTAATTAATCATGATGGAATTGTTCATACTAAATTTATCGAGGATTTTGGTAGAGTTGAATGTGCTTATGGTTCAGAAATAGCTAACTATACTAAAAATTGTATAGAGCTTTTTGAAGATTTTCTTCATCAAAATTTTGATGATTCCTTTTCATCTCAATTGGTTTTAGATAAACGTGGATTAGTACAAGGCAATTCTATAGATTCCCTTTTATCAGAACTACTAGAAAGAGCTGTCCCATTATCTTTGCCACACAATCAAGCTAAAAATAAAAAACAATTCCATACTGTTAAAACTGTAAAATTTCACTCTGATGTAAAAACCTATGTTAAGAATAAAATGGGGGATCTTTATAAAGAGATTTTTGCGGAAGAAAAAGGCGGACTATTAGTTGGAGATGATAGCATTGGTTTTAAAACACTCCCCATAGCTATAAATATTAAGAAAAATCATAAAATTGGAGATTTAATTTCATCAGTATATGCAACTCCAGAAAAAGTTGAAATTAACTGTTTAAAAACTCTATCTAATTTACAAAGTGCTAAAAAATACACAGATCTAAACAGTGACTTTAGATTATTTATGCTTTTACCAGACCAAGACAATTTAGATTTAATGACTCAAGCAGATAAAAAGAAACATAAAGAAATCATTTCAGACTTTAAATGGAGTTTAGGATCAGTAGGAATTGATTTAATTGAAAGCTCATCTATTGATTCTGTTTCTGAAAAAATTATTGATTGGTCTGGAATAGATAAAGATAGAATATTCGAAGAAACAATATAAATTATTTTAGTTAAACCCGACCCAATGTCGGGTTTTCTTTTGCTAAAAAATAACTTTTTACTATTACACAATCAAAAACCAATTTTACATTTAGAATGCACAATCAAATTTTTGCTCAGTATGAGTATTCGCTTTTGCTAAATCATCCAGATTACTTAGTGCATCCTTTTGCCTAGACTCATCGATAGCATAATCATCTGGATTTGATGTATTGGATACCATATTTGACATTGGTAGCCGCCAATCATTTTTCAGTTTATATTTTGCCTTAATAATTTTATCTATCTTTTCTTCATCATAATTCTTTTCTATGAAATTTTCATAATCATTAGCGATATGAATATCTTGTAATGTGGCAACTGATTTATCTGTTGCATAACTAATTAGCCATTGTTTGTCGTTAGAATTTCCCATACCTATAGAATGCTTTGGATCAATAGCATAATAAACTTGTGATAACCATTTAAAACCATTTTGGGTCTGTTGTTCTAGATCTCGCAAATCACTACGAGATAAAGTAACTTTAACATCGGTTGATATTCCTAGTGCGCCTAAATGCTTAGCTATAGCAATTGCTGTTGCAGCCCAATCATTAGATTGCCCACCTTGAACTTTGGCATCAATATCTATCATAGAGAGATTGTCTTGGAATGCATCATTATTAATTAAACTACATACCTTGAAAGGCAAAACCTTTCCTTGTTTTTGGTTGGTTTGTGCCTTATTTGGACGGTCAGAATTACCACACCCAGTTAAAACTAAAGTGCCTATTAGAGTAGCAAATAGAGTTTTTCTAGCCCCGATAACCATAAGATTTCCTAATTTATAAGTATTTCATTCTTAAGTGACAGGATAGCAATTGTTTGTTTTTTGGCAATATGGATTTCATTTTACTAGATCATTAAAAGAGTGATACCCAGTATGTGTTGGCTTTCTTTTATCTATTAAAATTTAAAATTAGAAAACTAATAAAAATATAAGTAAATTATTGACTGTTAATATTAGTATGCTAATATTTATTCACGGACAATAAAAAGCCCTCGTTAGACTGGCATCGGACGAGGGCTTTACAAATAACTTGCGAGGTCATTATGTCTCAACATGTATCACACAGTCAAACTCCAAAATTTGACTCTAACAAAAGTCAAACAACCACACTGTTATATCGTGAGCCAACGGCTCAAGAACAACGTGTTAGCCGCACTAAAGTTATCCTGGCTAACGCTCGCGAATTTGCACTTTTTGCAGTTGTTGGAACGATCTGCTATGCGGTTATTACTGGTGTTGTTTATGGGTTATTTGGGGGTTAAGTATATGAATGCTCAAATGTATATCCCGCAACGCCTTAGTCCTGAGCAAATCTTTGAAGCACTGGCTAAGCACATAAAAATCGAATTTGCTGAAGTTGATACAAATGACTGGTCAATTCTCGATAGCCATTCAAATATCAGCGTATGTGACTTCTACACAGGCTTTCTAAAGTTCCGCTTCTCATCTTCAAGTTTTGAGGATATGGACAACCGCGACCGTAAGCTACGAGCTAAGACATTCTTCTGTGAATACCTTGGCTTAGATGGTGAAAACAACGAGCGTTATCGCGTTGGTACTGATAAGCCAAGCATTTATGTGCTGAAGCGTGTTGTAGGTGCAAATGCAAACACGGCGCTTAAAGACTTTGAGTTTTTCAAGGAATCTAACGGAAGCCTATCCCCTATCAGCCTATCTGAAAAGTTGATTGGTTATATCTCGAAAGCGCGCTCAGCAGAACAAAGAGCTGAATACAACAAAGTGCTTGAGAAAACTGGCTTATTTCAGTCGCCTGATTATAAGAAGTTTAAACGCCAACAACGCGGTCTTTCAGTTCGATAAAGGAAAATAGTCATGACAGATTCAAATAAAAACATGGACTTGTGGAATAGTGTTTGCGTAACCGATCCTAAGAAAGTTAAGAAAATCACAGGTAAGGACTATCAAGGTTCATCCCCACAACCTTACTGGTTGGTGCAACGTGCTACTCAAGAGTTTGGCCCTTGTGGTCAAAACTGGGGGATTGAAGTCAAAAGCCAAGGTTTTGAGCGATTTGATGAGTTCACAATCATGCATTGGGCATTGGTTTTATTCTGGTATATCAAGGATGGGAAGAAGTGTGTGACTGAGCACATGGGTGGCACCAAAGCCATGTACAAAACTTCCAATGGCTCAAAAAAATATGATGAAGATGCGCCTAAAAAATCTGTAACCGATGCTGTTGTTAAAGCTATGAGTTACCTAGGTTTTGCTGGTGACATCTTTGGTGGCCTTTGGGATGACTCAAAATATATCGAGTATGCCAACGATTACCATCATTCAGATAATCACCAACAGCAAAATCAAAATGCAGCCCAACAGCAAAAGCCAAAACGCAGCATAGACCAACTATATCAAGATGGCCTAAATGCCATCCAACGTGCGACTGATCCAAACATCTTAAAGGCTGTTTACAACACACTTAAAGGAACAGCTTATGAGCAAAACATTATAAATGCCTGTAAAGCAAAACGAGATCTAGAAGGTTGGGAACAAATTTCAAAAAACTCTCAACAACAATCTCAGTCGCTACATCACTGAATAAATGGATAAGAAAATGAATACTAAATTAGTCGCTGTACAAGAAGCATTTAAAGCCCTGCTTGCTGGTAAAAACATTCTTGTTCGTTCAACTGAAAGTACTCTATTAACTGACTTTCGCCCTGTATCTGAGTTTGCTGCAGATATTTGGGCAAAGGTTGGATTTGAGTTCACCATTGAAATTGAAAAAATTGAAGTAGCTGGCATTCATTTCACAAAGCCATTGACGCTTGCAGATGTTGAAGATGGTCAAGACGTTTATGTCATAGAACCCATGACAGGCATGTACTGGTACAAATACAACCCAACCATTCAAGCCTTGAATGCTGCAATTGAGCGAGGTTTTGCTCAGGCTGATACTGAAAATGCACGTTTGCAATTGGAGGCTTTCTCTAAATTGATGGGACGTGAGTGCGGTGAAGTCAATGTTCTTCCAGTTGCACAGGATGAATCTAAACAGCGTAAAACACGCAAGAAAAAAGAAGATCAGGAACTTAAAGACATTCCTGCAAATGAGCCTGTTTATACTCAAAATGACCAAAATTCAGCATCAAATGATGTTGAAAAAAAGACATCTACTGATAAAGCCGAGCTTAAAATTGATGAACTTCAAGAATCAGTGAAAGCTGCAGAGAATCATTTTACATATGAGCAAAAGCTTAATGATCTGATTGATCGCGCCGCCAGTGCTAAAACTGTTGCTGAAGCGAATGCATTGGTCAAGTACACAACCGACTGGACTGAAGATCAACGTAAACCTCTACTTGATACCATCAATAAACGCCTTGTCGAGCTTGATGCACAAAACAAAGAGATGCCACCCACTCCACCCTCTCTTATGGTCCAAATTGAAAATGCACCTGATCTAACAACGTTGGATGCTTTAGAGATTGATGTATCTGCACGCCATCCTGACATCCAGCCAAAGCTTATGGGATATATCCGTAAACGCTGCGCTGAACTAGAAAACTAAAGATATGAGGGATACAGGAATTCCCGTATCCCATGATTCGGAGAAAGTTATGGGCTGGAAATACTCAACAATTACTAAAACACTAACCATTTTTGGCAAACATATGACACACGTTTTTGACAAAGTTCTTGAATCTGAAATTGACCAACTACTTGTCGATGCCAAGTTTAAAGAAGCACTGTGGAGAACTAAGAGATAAGTATGGCTGCAATTCATCAACTCGATACAGATCATGCGGAGGAAAAAGCATGAGAGCTGCTTCAAATCAAAATGAAAACCTAGATACATCAATGATGCTAATTTTGCGGTATAAGAAGCCTGTAGTTGCCTTAAGAGATATTGTGGGTGATTACATGCCACATTTAGATATTGCTGTAGCAAAGCAACGAGCAGCAAAATGTAGACTACCTTTCCCAGCATTTAAGGTAGATGGTAATAAATCTGAATATTTTGTAAACTTATCTGATGTTGCTTTGTGGCTGGATTCTTTACAGAAGGAATCAAGAAAAGATTGGGAGGCTATGAATTTTTAA